GATTATCTACCGCGGTCAAACCACCAACGAGATTGATATTTTTTCTGGTAAAACCGATAAAAGTATTGATACCGCGTTTCGTTTTTATTCCAATACGAATTTTCACGCTACGATTATGAATATTATGGTGTTTATCATTATGATACTTTGTCTATGGTATTTAATTCAAATGACGATTTCGAAACAAATTACCATTACTACCTTTATTACTTTCTTCACAATTTTATTATTATACCGTGAAAAGTCGCTTACGATGATACAACAAATCCCCGATTTTATTGAATTTTTAGGTCGGTCTGATTCGGTAGTCAAACATTTTCAAAATATGGCGGAAGATTATACGAAATTTATGAAAACCAATTATATTGAAAAACCATTACAATTTAATAAAATAAGGTTTGAGAACGTGGATTTCAAATATAAACAAGGGTTCTCTTATGTCTTGAAAAAATTTAATAAAACTCTTGATTTGAATGATAAAATTATTGGGATTGTTGGTTTGTCGGGGAATGGAAAATCAACCATTGCGAAATTGATTATTAAAATATATAAAGCGGAATCTGGAGCGATTTATATAGATGATGAAAATATCACGAATATTGATGGAAATTATATACGAAATCATATTACGTATGTAAATCAAAATTCGAAACTATTTGACCGTAAAATTATAGAGAACTTATTGTATGGTTGCTATGACTTGGATATATGTAATAAATATTTACATATAATCATGAAATACCCGAAAATAAAAGAATTATATAAAAATGTTGATATTCACAATAAAAAAGCGGGATTGTTTGGTGAGAACCTATCTGGCGGTCAACGTCAAGTCGTAAATTTAATTGGCGGTTTAGTCATGCCTTCTCAAATCGTTATTTTAGATGAGCCGACAAACGCGTTAGATATGGCTTTGAAGAAAGAGGTTATCCAGATGATTGCGGATTTTAAACAATACAAAAAATCTATTATTATAATTACACATGACAAAGAGGTGTTTCCTATTTTTAATGAGACAATCAAAATAGGATAAATTTAACATAAGCATTGAGTAAGTTGATATTCATGAGTATTTGAATGTCTATGGATAACCGCATCAGAAGTTGCCCAATTTTTTGGATTATAAGCTTGTTGTGTAGAAATATGTCCCTTTACAGTTGGTAAATCAACTACTTGTTCGTTTCCGTGAATATCAGTCGTCCATAATTTAGAACACGTTGGATGTTCGTCTATCATATTAAATAATTCACCATCATTCTTAAGATGTTGAAACAAGCTTGGGTCACATCGTTTTCTAGGCATGCCTCCTCTCATTCTTCTCGACTGTCTTTTTTGACGACGTGCGGTTTTGTTTTTCTTGCCGTGGGATTTTCTTCTAAATCTGGTTTTAGCCATATTTATAATATATATATAAATATAAAAAAATTGTTTTTGTTAAATTATTCATCATCACTATCATCAAATTCTAAATCCGCATCTCCTCCCAATATTTGTATCGCCGGTTTTTTAGACTTTTCTACATTTTTGTCCATTTTTTCAAACATTAATTTACCAATGACGCATATATATGGGTCATTTAATTCAAAACGCGCACCAATGACTTGAACTTTTATTTTCATATTTTCTTTAATTGTACTAAAGTATTTATCGGTGAAATGATGGTCGCGAGCAATAAATACCGTTACAGGAACTATGCCTGCATTATCTATAACTTCCGCGTGAATACCTGCTTTGGTAATCGTTTTCGTTTGACATTCAATTAACATTCCTTCTACTGGATGACATACCATACATTCATATACCGTATGGAATTCAATTAAATCGCCATTCACATTCCCACTTGAATAGGTCAATACTTTTACTGAATTTGGACGAATAAACCCTTCCGCAATACATTTGCCTTCTGTTTTTTTGGATATTGATTTTTCTAAATTTTGTTTAATATTTTTACCCACTTCTGTAATAGATAAACTTACCTTCATGGTTAACATAGATTTGATATAGACACCATAAATTTTTTGTTGGTCGTCTTTTCGTTCGATTTTTAACGTATCGGTCATTTTATAATTAATATAATGATATAAAATAATATTTATATCATTTGCTTATTTCAATTTTTCCACGGATTACAAATCAAGCATGTTCAATTGCTTCCCAGTTTATAATTCATAATATTATTTTTTAAAGCTCTTTCGGGGTCTAAAAACCATACTTTATTATCCTTTTTCATATCATTGAAATGTCGTAGAACAATTTCCAAGATTACACATAAACCAAATTTTAAAATCGCTTCTGTATTATCATTATTATACATTTGTTCTCCTAACACTTGATTTAAAAATTTAATAATCTCGGTCTTTCCCATTCTATCACAACGAGACCCTTTGTTATTACGTATCTGCGTCATATCTTTAATCTTGAACGTCAATTCTCTATCTTTGAAAAACAGCATAAACCCAATATAATGATTTATTTTGGTTCCAATATTCGATATAATGATTTTGTCCATAATCCCTTGTTCAAATAATTGTTTTTCACTTAATTTAGTCGCTTCGCTCCATAAAGTATTCAACTCTTTGGATTGAATATAGGTTTTAACACGTTCTTTGTTTTCAAGAACAATCGCTCGTTGCTGATTCACTTCCACCATTTTATTATCAAAATATTCTTTCACCAACTGGGTTAATAGGTTGCTCTCATTATATTCTCCAGAATATATTTTTTTGATCAATATAAATTTACGTCGAATTGTTAAGTTATCTAAATAATGGAACAATACATATTTATATAGTTTGTCGTTTGGTATATTGTGCGTCAGTGTTAAATTTGTTATCACTTTGTTGGCGTGTTTGTACCAATCGACTTCTCCTGGTTCAATATCTATATCGTTTCGTCTTAATGTTGAATCCATTAATTGCCTAATTTCATTCATTAGATCCTCATAAGATACATTTACTTGGTCCTCTTCGTCTTTTTTCTCTTCTTCTCCTTCATCTTTATCTTTCACTTTTTTCTGTAATTCTAGCGCCATATGTTCAGGTTTATCATCAATAGGAGTAGAACGTTCAAATATAGATGCGTTTTCATCGGTTATTTCAATCGGCTGAAACGCGTAATACTCTCCTTTATTTACCAAGGTTCCAATTCTACCGTATTTATCCACTAAAAATTCGTTTTTATTATCAACAAATTGCGACAAAGTATAATAGATTTGTTCAATAGGATATGGTTTTGAAATATTGATTGAATTTATCAAGAAATCTTTTTTATAAAAGGATTGTTCTTTGAACAATTGACGAATACGTTTTAAAATCATTTGGAAATTCGTTTTGATATAATCATTGTTGTATGTATCTTTTACAACGTCTTCTTCGCGTATTTCGGCATTGGAAGAACAAGTGAAATTACAATTGTCCATATAATCGCATAATTCAGTAAATGGTTTATCACCAATCTTGAAATTTATTTTTTTACCACTTGACAAAGAAAGTTCGATATTTTGATTTTCAACCAACGCATTTAATTTTTCTACTGTAAAATTGGTTTGACCAATATTTAATAAACAATCCACCGCGTTTTCTTTCATTACTCTTGTTACATTACCAATTTGTAGCGCTTTTTTCTCCGCTAAACGATAAATATATAAATCCGCGGGTTCTTCATTATTTCTAGGTAATGTCGCGTGTAAATAGATTTCTACATTTCGTTCTTCAAATGGTAATGGACAATGGCTTAAATTACGAACCGCACGACCAATAATTTGTTCGATGCGATTTGTATTATACCATGGTTCTAATATATGGCTTTGACGTATATTTTTGAAATCTAAACCTTCCGAACCCGCTTTGGAAATAATGATGACTTTCACCAGTTCCCCGTATTTGTTTTCCGATTTTGTTACGTATTTTATATCCATCGCATTATTTGGCGAAAAGAATTTATCACCTGTAATCATCAAATATTTGGCTTGTTTGAAATTCTCCGCAACTTGACTTTTTGGTTTCATTGTTCGCGCATCAATCGGTTCACTCAATGGTTTTTTGAATAAAGAAGTGGTATATTTCGCGCTTCCATATCTACCGAAACCCATTTCTTCTAGAGCTAACGCTATAGGAACCGCACCACCATCAATATATTGAGAATATACCATAACAATTCCGGTTGAATTGCGAATGCTTTCGCATAAACTAGCGATTTTATTACTATATTTACCGATATGTTCGCTATGGAAAATGCGACCATATTTTTGAATGACTTCTGGTTTGTATTCATAATTGTTCTTGATAGGATTTGGAACGGTGAGTGTTGTGTAATTCATAATGTTTGCCAAACCTTTACTACCAATCATATTTTCAATGATTTCTTGAGTATCGGGGGGAATTTCTGCGTTTGGATTGATCGCATCAAATGTAGGATTCGGATATACAATATTCAATGCTTCCAAGGGTGTTTGTAATAGAGTATAACCAAAACTTTCCATATTTTCAAAATCTGGCATGATAATTTCTTTTCCAAACTTATCTCGACGCGACATGGATTTATTACGTAAATTATTCATAATAAAATCATATACTTTGGATTGATATTCACCGATTTGAGAAGTATATATAGGTATAAATTGTAAAGCTTTATCTACGGGTTTACCATTCATTTGATTGGCTGGATATGTAATATTTTGAAGAGTATTTTCAGGTGAAAAATCAGCGGGATAAATACGATAAGGAAATGTATAAGGGTTCTCTCCCCGAACATAGGAAACATATCCGGTTAATTTTCTTTCCAAAAGTTCTCTTCCTCCTTCTATGATTTCTCCATTTCTATTTTGTTGAGGAATAAAATTTCCGTTTTTATCAAACACTTGATTTTCAGTAATGATGGAACGTTTATCATTCATATTCATCAAATTAGTTAACCATACGATTTCTTTATAATTGTTATACATAGGTGTAGCCGATAATAATAACAAACGCATATTAATCGTATGTTTGGCGACATTCATGAGAAGTTCTCCGATACGTTTATTTTTATTATCATCTGATTTACGAATATTATGAACTTCATCAATGATTAACAGCCGGTTATTAAAGACACGCTTGATATTTTTAATCTCCGTTTTTTTAATCTCTTCTTCTGATAATCCACTGTTCTCTTGAACCATTGTATATTTTTGAATATAATTCGCAAATTCAATATATCCTACAAATTCATAATAAGTATTGATAATGGTATTGATTTGACTAATGATACGTTCTCTTGGAACATCTGTTAAATTGGTTGGATTGATTTCTTTCAATAAAGAATTACCTATACAAGTATTCAATGACCATAGACCATTGTCGGATTGTAATTTATTTTCATCAAATAATTGTAATCTAAAATTGCTTTGAACGTTTGGAGAAGCAATGACCATTATTTTTTGTTTAATACCGACTTCTTTCATATAGGAACGCATTTCTTCGGCAATGCCAATGGCGCTACATGTTTTTCCCGTTCCTAAACCATGATATAATAACAAACTATTATAGGGAGTATTTAAAGAGAGGAAATTCTTGACGAACAATTGATGAGGTAATAATTCGAAATAGGATTTACATACTTGGTTGGCGTAAGTTTTTATATCTCTGATTTTACCGTCATATTTCGTATCATTGAACTCTTTTCGTTTGGCGATTTTTTCGTTGAAATTGGGGTCATTGATATGAGGATATAAAAATTCATATTCATTATTTTCACGATTTAATTCGTGCTCTTCTTTTTCTTTTTGAAACATATCTTTATTGTTTAAATCGGTTTCGGAAAGAATAGGTTCAAACATTTCTTCGGTTGTTTCGATAGGTACGGGTAATGGTTCCGAAGATGGGGTTTCTGGTATTGGAGAAAGAACGGGTTCAATAGGAGTTTCGAGAGGCACCGGAAGAGGAGTCTTCAATTTACGTAATCGCACAATTTCTTTTCGTATTTTGATAGGGTTATTGAATTCTTCCTTGATAGGTTCTCCTGGTGATAAAAGAGAAAGTAATACTTGTTTCAATTCTTCAAATTTCATATTGATTAAATCATTATTTCGACTTATAGAAATAGTTCGTCTCGCGGGAGGCAGTGGGTTATTTTCTGTAATTAATACTGGCTCAGGGGTAGATTCTACTACAGGTTCGCTTGATGTTTCATTTGATTCTGTAAATGGTTCGGTTAAAGCATCGAGTAAAGGGTTTGGGGTGTTTTCATTAATATTCAATGGCTTAAATGTCGTTAAAGTTTGGACTACGGGGTTTTCTAATATCACGGTCGCAATATTTTTTTTCGTAGCACGTTTCACTTTCTTTGATTCACAATTTCCAGTATCTTTATTACGGCGAGTTCCTGGAGGACAATATTTTTTATTTTTTGGTTCTACGACTTCTGTCGAAACGAATTCCACCATATTATTCAATGTATCTTTCACTGCTTGTGCTGGGTCAGCTATTAATAGAGGGGTAATTTCAGCAACAGGTTCCTTCTTCTTTTTCGTAGCACGTTTTTCTTTTTTAGGTTCACAATTGCCCGTTTTTGGATTACGGCGAGTTCCGTCTGGGCAATATTTCTTCGGTTCTATTTGTTGTTCCATACCAATATATACTTATTTAAAATATATGTATATATTTATTGCGCCATAAATAACAAAATCATTATAGAAAAAAGAGTCTATATTTTGTTAAAGCGTTATTTACATTTGTAATCAACCGTTTTTTTTCTAAATTATATGGTCTTATCAATTCTAGACATTCAGAATAGCAATGCCACTCCATTTTACTGACTTCTGATGTTTCGAAATTTTCTATTTTGATACTATCTTCATAAGGTATATACGATACAAAATATTTATGTTTATATGATTTATAATTTGAACCGGTAAATATTTCTTCAAACGGTAATATGTTATGTATATTTTTCAATTTCGCAATATCTCAACCGGTTTCTTCACCAAATTCTCGAATAGCACATTCATAATCTTTTTCCAAATAATTTCGGCGCCCTTTTGGAAATCCCCATTCTGGTTCTTCCCATATTTCAATATCATTCGTTTCATCAATAATGGAGTGTAATGAGTAGAAACTGTCTTTGTTCGTGATGCCTTTCTTTAAAATATTATATTTTTCTCTAGACAATATTTCTTCTACCTTGTACTGATTTGAAATTATTTCGTTTTTCCAAATGTCTTTCCATAATTGATCAAATTCTAAATCTATGATGCGTTGTTTTTCAACCGTGGTCATTTGTTTAAACATATTCGCAATATATTCTTTATTATAGATGGAATATTTACCTCTCATAAAATCAATAAAGCCTAAAGTATCTTTGCGACAAATCATCAAATATTCTATTTTTTCACTAGGATCCGTCGCATGTTTATTATATCGAAATACGATGATACCAATACTGGTAATCGGCATCTTACATTGGTGATATAAATGCCCTTGTTTTCCACAATTATTACAATAATTATCATTCATTCTATTATTCGAGATTATACGGTTGTATTATAATATTATATTCCCAATTCTTTATATAATTATACAAGAATGCTATTTGATCCATCCATTTGGGGACCGCATTATTGGTTCTTTTTACATACGGTTGCTAGGTCTTATCCTGAACATCCTACCAAAACGACTCAGCGTAAATATTATGATTTAATACAAAATATCCCGTTATTTATTCCACATGAAGAAATGGGAAATAAATTTAGTCATATGTTGGATAAATATCCAGTATCACCTTATTTAGACAACCGAGATTCATTTGTTCGGTGGGTTCATTTTATACACAATAAATATAATTTTTCATTAGGTAAAGAAGAATATTCTTTACAAACGGGTTTAGATAAATATGAAGCCGAATATCATCCCAGGCCAGTGTATTTAAGTAATATAGTAAGTATGCGCAAACATTATATTCATATTGCTCTCATTTTAATGTGCGTATTTTTGATATATGTCTATTATGAATGATATCCCCGACAAAAATATCTACGGATAATATAAATATATTTATTGAGAATGAGATTTGAAATCATATTATTCATCATAGCAGGGTTTATCATGGCGAATATATACAGCGATGGAAAATATCTAAAAATGGCTTTATCGTGGAAAAAATATTATCAAATGGCGGGGGTTGCAATTGGCGCATTAATGATTTATTGGTTGATCAAAAAAAATCCATTACAAGCCCGAACGATGCTTTCTGCCTCGAATGAATATATTAAATATTTACCCGTAGATAAAGATACCTCAAGTATATTATCCCCTATATTAGATTTCACCACAAAACAAAATATATTGAATGACCAATATTGGGGTAGTAATCATCAGCACGGCGGAGGTTATAATTATCCAATTGTGCCTATGAAACAACAAGTGGCGCAAGCGAGAATGATGGCTTCTGGAAAAAAAGGAACCAAACGGTCTGTTAGTGAAACCAAGAAAAAATTCGTCGCCTCTGGGCAAAATTGGAAATGTGGTGATTGTGGAAGTCAATTGACTGCTTGGTTTGAAGTTGATCACAAAGTTAGATTAGAATATGGCGGTTCGAATGAGGTAAATAATTTAGTCGCTTTGTGTAGAGAATGTCATGGAAAAAAAACAACCATTGAAAATTTATAAATAAAAAAATAATATCTTGTAAATATAAGATATTATGTCGGTATTGGATATTTTAAAATCTATAGGCGAAAAAATAGGTGAAAACATAAATTCGATGATCCAAACGATTAACAATTCGGATTTCATACAATTTTTAACGAATAGTTCACTGGAAAGATATAATTTTTTTATTTATATATTCGCATTTGCTCTATTCATCATATTTACTGTATTGTTTTTTTATTATTCAAAAAATAGAATGAAGTTCTCTATGGAAACCTTTTTATTCACCTTTTCAATTATCATTCCATTATCTTTATTATATTATTTTGTATCCCCTTATGCTTCAAAATTAGGTGAAGGAGCACCAGGAAATGAAAAAAATATTATGATCATTTGTATCGGGTTAACAATATTCGCATTGGTCATTACCTATGTTAGTACCAAATTAACATATCGCGATTTACTGATGGCTGGTTATGTAGCCATATTTTTATTCGCCATGATGGTAATTGTCGGTCTAGCCATTGTATTTTTAATGTTCTCTATGTATTTAAAACAATCAAAAGGTTGGTTAGGATTTTTCGTTCATTTGATTTTTTACATTCCTTGTTTGTTCATTGATTTAGTTCAATATATCAAGGGAGAAATCAAATCCACTGCGAATCTCATTTATATTTTATTTATTATAGAAATATTACTTGTGTTATCTTATATTTATATTCCGAAATTTGTATCCAAAATATTGAAACAAAATGGTATATCAATATTGTCTGATAGCCGTTTTTTGAATAAAGAGTACATAATCACGAGCAATGAACTCATGAAATTACCCAAAGCAAACCCACAGGATAATACTCTTTATAGACAAAATTTTGCGGTATCTATGTGGGTGTATATAGATCCTCAATCAAATAGTTATAATGCTTATTCCAAAGAGACCAATATATTTAATATGGATGACAAAAAACCACAATTGGTTTACATAAATAACATGAGTAATCAAGATGAAAAAGATAAATTAGGCATTTATTTTGGAGAAGATAAATATGTAATCAAAAACAAGGGACAACGATGGACGAATGTGGTAATCAATTATACATCTACCACGGTTGATATATTCATTGACGGCAATTTAGAGAGAACATTTAATTTAACCGCTCCGCCCCAATATATAACCACAGGAACGGTCGTTTTAGGCGCAAATGACGGGTTAGATGGTGCGATTTGTAATATTATCTACTTCAACAAAGCATTATTGAAAACAGAAATCGTAAATATGTATAATTTGTTGATGTTTAGTAATCCACCGTTGAATGAATAATTGCTTATGAAAAAAATTATTATAATATATTATAATGAATTATACTATTATTATTTTAGGAATAATTATCGTGTTTTTGGTCTATTATTTGTATATCAATTATATTGCTGCTAGTAAAACAATATTGAAATCGGTTGATTTAAACTCTTCAAACCCTGATATATCACTGATAGACAAAGCACAAAACGTAAGTTATGGTTATGGCTCTTGGATATATATCAATTCATGGGATCAAAACAAATCAAAAGGTATATTTAGCCGAAGTAATAATATTTCCCTTTACTTGGACAAAAGTAGTCCTGTGTTGAAATGTGATATTTCTTTAAATACCACCACTACCACAAATCAAACAATTGTTATTACTGAAAACTTCCCTTTACAGAAATGGGTATATGTTATTGTTAGTGTGGACAGTGGAAGTGGAAACGGAACAATCGTGGATTGTTATATGAATGGTAAATTAGTGAAATCCAGTAAATTGACGAATGATGCGACCCCGCCTGGTTCGGCTACAGACGCACCTATTAAAATTGGTGCGGGAACACTTTGGGACGCAGTTTTAGCAAAATTTACCCGATTCACCACACCCGTAGACCCTCAAACTGCTTGGGATAATTATTTAAGTGGTAATGGAACCGCGGGTCTTTTCAGTTTTGGCAGTTTTAGCGCAAATTTAGCTGTTTTGAAAGACAATATTCAATATTCAAATGTTAAATTATTTTAAACTGATACAACAAATAGTTATATGTTCTTATTATATAATATATAATTATTTTAGAAATGGACCAAAACAGTATGAATAATGTTTCAAATAACATATCAAATACCGCAAACAATACTGCCCAAAGCATTGGAAATTTCTTTTCAAATATGAAAAATACTGTATCGAGTGGTTTGAATTCCTTTTCACAAGAACCGGGCGCAACTTCCCAATTTACATCTTCGAATTCCATGATCGCAAAATTCGCTTTTGTAATTTTGATTGTTATTGTATTTATGTTTTTATTGAGTTTAGGAATTTCCTTAGTTAGTTATTTCACTTTACCTTCAAATGATCCATATGTAGTAAAAGGTATGATTGATGGAAATTTTCCATTAAGGATCTCACAAGACCCCAATAATAGTTCAGCAGTACCTATATTGAAATCAAACAATCAAAGCAGTGGTGCTGAATTTACCTGGTCGACTTGGATATTTTTGAATGATTTAGGGACAGATAATAAATATAGACATATTTTCAGTAAAGGCGATGGATTATTTGACGACAAGAATATGTCAAGTGTAAATAACGCGCCAGGTTTATATTTGGCTCCAAGTAAAAATGAACTATGGGTTATCATGAATACGGTTTCGCCGGATGATGTCAATGAAATTATCAAAATCGATAATATCCCTATCAAAAAATGGGTAAATGTAATGATTCGTTTACAAAATATTTATCTAGACGTCTACATTAACGGAACGGTTACGAAACGCATTGTATTGAAAAATGTTCCAAAACAAAATTACAATGATATTTATGTAAATCAAAATGGTGGATTTCCTGGAAAATTAGCGGATTTGAGATATTTTAGTCGTGCTTTGAATATTTTCGAAATCAATACTATTATCTATGGTGGTCCAAATACAAGAACTTCCTCGTTATACGCAAGTCAAACAACGAAGGGTGGATACTCTTATTTATCTAATATGTGGTATTCAGCCAAGATGTAATTTCACAAATAATATACGTAGTATATGTATATTATTTATTATGTCTACGGTTGATATTTCTTATTGTACAATTGTTGAACAACGCAAATTACAAATGTTATTCAATAATCCGATAAATCGATATAATCCAGTTTCACCCTATGTTCAATATCCGAATATCAGTAAAATGCAATTTGATATGCGAAGAAAAGCGGAAATATTACAATACAGCGCATCGAAATCAAATACAAAAACGAACAATTTTACAAAAGCCGAAAAATGGGCTCAATTGATAAACGGTACTGTTCAAACAAATCCGTATAATGATATTGTCGTTAAAAACATTGTCTATGTAGACGCTTCAAACGATACATTATATAGTAAAATACCAGTGGTTACCGAAACAGTTATCAAATATCCGGATACTTATATTACATCCAGTGATATCAATGGAAATATTACAAATACGGTAATCAAAAGAACGATACCCGTATGCGATATTGACGCTACTCCTATACCCACTTCATCGAGTGATGTTCCTGGTCCTGTTATTAATTTAATCAAAGATAATACAATACCTTTGTATAATTATGCTACTCGTACAAATAGTTATGGAATACAAAACGAAGAAGATATGAAAGATATCAAATATTCAACTAAGGATAATACTTTGTGTAAAGATGGTGTCGAAACCACATTCTTTTCTTTGTATATAGTCAATAATAATGATGAATATGCGAAAATTTTCAATTTCAATACTCCGTTATCGCTGTATTTTCAAAGTGATGTTAGCAATTCTTTATCGGCATACGATATTTCTTTTCAAAATATTTCGCTATCTTTATCCAATATATCTTTAAATGTTTATTATAATGATTCTAAAGTATCATTATCACGTACTCCAATTATAAATATTCCTCTATCAAATACGATAACATATGATATTTCATTGAATAAAACTGCTGGAAATAATCCTAGATATACAAGGTACTCAGGTGAAATATACATTGGTATGTTGAATATATCCAATATTTATTTATTTACTCAACCTGGTTATGTTTACACAGTAAAACTACAATGTATTATGAATTATAGTGCGCCGAACAATTCTATATATACAAGTTATTTTACAAATATTCAGAGCGGGGTTGTGTGTAATACAACGTCTATTCGTAAGACGGAAACAAATTGTAAAATAAATACAATTCCTTCTATACAAACAAATACTGGATTTTCATTATACTAATTTTTGTTGAGCGAATTTTTCATTCTCGGTATGATTGGTAATTACATATATCATATATTCAAATGCCTTCAATAATTCAATGGCTTCATTATATTGCGTAAACCAAAATTTTGGCTTCCATCGTTTCAAAACAGGTCTATCTAATAATTTTTCCGGATTGAATAATAATTCCACATTGGTATAATATATTTCATCTTTGATTTGGAAATATCGACTCGTTATCAATTTGAATATACCCACAATTTCATTGTATATCAGATGGGTATCTAAAGCGATGGGTATATTCGTGAAATTGGCTTCTAGCAATATATTTTTCATCCAGTGTACACTATCTAAGGAATGTAATCCTATACGGTATGATAAATAATTCATTATATATAAACACAATGAATTATTTATATGGTTTTATACATTTGGTGTTAAAGTAGGGTTCAAACACATTTTTTGATTAGGGAATACTTGACCAGATAAACATTTGTCTGCTTCACCTACTTCAATACAACCGCGACGACCTTCATATTCGCCGACTAAACACCATCCGGTTTTACCAGATGAAATAGGTTTTTGAATAGGGTTGCTAGCAGTATCGGGCGCTGGTTGATTCGGTGGTTGGCCAGATAGATTGATCGACTGGTCTAATTGCTGTTTCGCACGTTCATCTACATTTGGACGACTCGCGTCTTTCAATAAATCACCAATGGATGATACGGTTCCTCCGGCAATATCAATCCCTGTTTTCGCAGTATCGGTAACTATATCCGCGGATTTATCAATTAACGTTCCAGCGGTATAACCAAATACGGATAAGACTTGGGTTACTAATGGACCAAATATATTTACTAAGGTCTGGATTAAATTTCCAAATATAGTTAACATATTTATTCCTAAAAAGGATAAAATTAACAAAATCAATAAGGTGATAATAATATAATTTTTATTACTAAACATACTATCGGCGGATGGACCAACTGGACTAACAATTTTTGGTGTATTATCCATATTATATAATATCTGATATTATATTTTTCTGAGTAATAAATTACGTTCGTTCAATTATTTTTTTTATTTTATCGATACTTTGTAAATGGGATTATTCAATTACATCGATACGTTCTTTTTTATAAGTTTAGGAATTACTTTTGTCTTAATTTTGTTATTGGTGTTTCATTTTAAACAACAAATTATTAGTTTAGAGCATAAAAACGATACTATGTTTGAAATCATTAACAATATTGTGAAAGAATTAACGGCATTAAAAGGCGCATTTATTCACGCTTCTCTACCACGTGATCATGAAATTATAAATACTTCGGTTCAATCCGTCGCTCCAAAAATAAATGTCGAAAATAAAATTATTATTTCCGATTCTGATGACGATGATGATGATAATACAAGTTATACAAGTGGTCAAAGTGAAACAGATAGCGACGATGAAACTGACGATAATAGTGATTCTGAGAATAATGACGAAGAGAACATTGTTGTATCCGAACCCATCTATAATTCAGCCAAAAATGAAATCAAAGTTATTAATATCGAATTAAACAATATCGATGATTCTATAGAAAATGGTTCAGAAATAGAAGATGAAACTGATAATTTAGAACAAGAGAACCCGATTGAAGATTTTGTAAATAATGAAACCATCGTCGTTGAAAAAATAGAGTTTTCGGAAAATTTAGGAACAACCGAAACTACGGAAACGCCCTCCACAAACGTTGAAAATAATAAAGAAGTATATCGTAAAATGAGCACACAGGCATTGAAAACACTTGTTATCACCAAAGGTTTATCAAGTGATACTAGTAAAATGAAGAAGAATGATTTATTGAAATTATTAGAAAGTGAAATTTAGAGCAACAAAGAATTGAATGTATCATTTATATGTAATATATTTTATTATATATTATATATAATAGAATGTTATCTTTTTCCAATGTTGATATTGCTTATCCCATAATTAAAGAAACTATACCAAAATCTTCTTTAGGATATAATACGAATAATAAATACCCTGAATTTCCGCCATTGATGAGCGACGGTCGTTCCATCGTATCTTCTCATCAACCCGAAGCCATCATTAATAATGAACTTCTTCATAGAAATGGTATTCAAACCAATTGGCAATATAGAAAATATTTAACTGAAAATTCCAAATCGATTATGGAATGGAATTTTCGCGAAGCATCGAATGATGCCGGATATTTTAAACGCCATACGGATGCTCCTATCAACACCATGGATTCTCTTCAATCTGGTTCCACCCCATATTTATTCAATTCAATCATGGATAATAACAAACCAATAGGTCATGCGTCCAGTGATTTGAAAATGTTATATTTATCTAGAGAACAATTGAATGCTCGCAAAATTTCGCCAGTCATTACACAAGAAGACCTTTTACGTAAAATGAAATAAATGATTCGTTTTTCATAATTACAATGATGGTATTGTAATTATCATTTGTTTATTGAGGTTGGTTCGTTAAGTCTAGACCTGGTTCGCCACGAGCACCTTGTCTACCTTCTGGACCTTGCTTACCTTCAGCGCCTCTCTCACCAGTTGGGCCCGTTGGACCCACTTTATCTTTCAATTGTCTAGCAATTTCATCTTTGATAAAATCCTTATCTATACCAAATGTTTTAACATCATTATCTGTACCAAATGTTTCCCTATAAGAGTGGCGAAATTTTATAAAAAGAATAAATAGACACATAGCTAAACCATAATATATATTGAATTTCGTATAGATAATAATCAATACGATTTCAATGATACGACGGAATATAGTGTTTGTATTGTTAGAGAATAGATTGGGAAATATTACATATAACAAAATGATTATGAAAAATAAAATACTAAATTTGTTTATCAATCCTTTCATTATAATACGGGTATAAAATATTTATTGACTGAAAATAAATATTTTAATGCGCTGAAAAATTTGAATATTGGGGGATTGCTCCTTTAGGTCCGGGTGCGCCCACTGGTCCAGTTGATCCAGTTGGTCCTTGAATACCTTGATAACCAGTTGGCCCTTGGATACCTTGCGGACCAGTTGGTCCTTGAATACCTTGATAACCGGTTGGTCCTCTATCACCAGTATCACCTTTATCGCCTTTTGCCGCGACAGCGCCTTGAATACCAGTTGGACCAGTAGCACCCATTGGACCCGGAACACCTTGTTTTCCTTGAGCACCAGTAGGACCTGGAATATTCGAGACACCAGGAGCCCCCGTGTCCCCTTTATCACCTTTAATACCTTGAATGCCTCTATCACCCTGAATACCTTTATCACCTTTAATACCTTGAATACCTTGCGTACCTTGCGTACCTTTATCACCCTGAATACCTTTATCTCCTTTATCACCTTTATCTCCTTTATCACCTTTATCTCCTTTAGGACCACTCGGCAATTTATCTATTCCAAGAGTATTCTTAATAGAGTTAATGTTATTTTTTATATAATTACCAATATAAGTATTAACATTATCACCAGTTATATCTACTGGTTTTGGTGCAGACCCACCGCCAGAACCAGCACCCTCTATTATACGTAAACAACTTCGTATAAAAATAACCAATAAACAAATCGCCAAAGCATAATATTTATTACGAGCCGCAAACAAAATTAATATAATAATTTCAATTATGGTTGCAATTACACCTGTAGAATTTTTCGCAATACTTTGCGGAAATATCAAAAATAGTATCAAAACGAAACAAATAAAAATCGTATAATTGTTTATGTGTTTATTCATCTAAAATATATACATATAATATTTATGAAAATATTATATTTATGAGATAATACGGTTTTGTCTACAAAAAATCTAATATATTAAATAATTTGAATATTGTTCTATAGGAGTTGGTGCTGTTACTCTAGACGATACTTTAATTGTTTCTTGTGTTGCCGCAGGTCCAGTAGGGCTGGTAGGTCCTGTTTCACCTTTATCTCCTTGTTTTCCTTCAGGTCCAATAGGTCCTGCTTCACCTTTATCTCCTTGTTTTCCTTGCTGCCCAACAGGTCCAGTATGACCTTTATCTCCTTGTAATCCTTGCTGCCCAACAGGTCCAGGATCACCTTTATCTCCTTGTAATCCTTGCTGCCCAACAGGTCCAGGATCACCTTTATCTCCTTGTTTTCCTTGAGGCCCAGTAGGACCAGTCGGACCTGACGGAATTTTACTTTTTATAGCATCAGCAATTGTGCTTTTTATTTTGTCTGTATATTTTGTAGAACTTTTTAGAAAATCATGAACCAAAGTATTCACTTCTTCCTTTTCTTTATCATCTAAAACCCCTTCCACTACTGAATCTAGACTTCGTATAAAAATAACCAATAAACAAATCGCCAAAGCATAATATTTATTACGAGCCGCAAACAAAATTAATATAATAATTTCAATTATGGTTGCAATTACACTTGTAGAATTTTTCGCAATACTTTGCGGAAAAATGAAAAATAATATGAGAATAAAACAAATAAAAATCGTATAATTGTTTATGTGTTTATTCATCTAACATATATAAATATAATATTTCTTGATCAAACTATATAACTTGTATGAATTTAATCAGTTTCGATATCGGAATCAAAAATATGGCTTATTGTATTTTTCAACTAAATCCTGGTTCTCCTCCTTCTATTGTAGATTGGAATGTTCTAAATTTAATGGAAGAAGAAGCCCCTAAATCTTGTTGCGAATGCTATCTAAAAGCTAAAAATAAGAAAACACCTGCTAAAATTTGTGGAAAAACTGCGAAATATATGAAAGGTCCTCACTTTTATTGTGATAAACACGCCAAGAGTAGCGATGAATATATAATACCTTCCAAACAAAATGCCCCGGCCTATTTCAAAAAAATGAAAGTAAATGATTTGATCAATACTTGTCTTCAACTTCATTTAATGAGTTCAGGAGAGAACTTTACCAAACCCGTTTTATTAAATAAAATAGTGGAATATTATGAAACAAAATGTTTTTACCCAATACAAATGAAAAAGAAAAAGTCGGCGAATGATACAGATTTGATTGTTATCGGAAAAAATATGAAAATATTAATGAATGAAATCGCAGGAATACGTGATATTACACACGTTGTTATTGAGAACCAGATTTCTCCTATAGCAAACCGCATGAAAACAATACAGGGAATGTTGGCCCAATATTTTATTATGAATAATACCGATATTCATATAGAGTTTGTATCATCGGTGAATAAATTGAAGTTTTCTGGGGAACCCATGGTTCCCCCGGACGCCCCCTCCTTATCCTTGGGGGAAGGTGTAGATAATATTGTAGTGGATGATGGTAATAGTAAGATAGGAAATAAAAATACAGAAACCCATTTAGAAAATACATTTAGAGAACCTAGAAAAAAATCGGTCATTCAGAATGTAAATTACAAACAACACAAAAAGGACGGTGTTGAGAAATGTTCTCTTTTATTAGACCAAAATATAGAATTCAAAAAATGGAAACACGTTTTAGAAACAAAGAAAAAGGACGATTTAGCAGATTGTTTTTTACAAGGAATGTGGTATATACATAAATATCTACAATAATCTTTCTCAAATACCATTTACTTCTCCATCCATTCATCATTTAGCAAAAAACAAAAATGAAAGGGAGGGGGTGTCCGGGGGAACCGTAGGTTCCCCGGAATATATTATTTCACAAAACGAAAGGGAGGGGGCGTCCGAGGGAACCTACGGTTCCCCGGAATATATTATTCATTGCGGAGAACTTAAAAATAAAAATTGTATATTTATCATAAGATAAAATGGAAGTCGTTGATATTGGATTTAATGATTTAGAACCTATTTCGATTGATTTTGATAATTCCTCCAAACCTAGTTCCTCCGTCAATTTCGGCCCTGGTATAGAATTATTAATGAATGATAAAAAAAAATCATCCAGCAACAATATTAATATCGAACTCGGTGATTTAGATAATTTAGAAAATGAATTGAATCAATTAGGAAATAATTCTACAAATACGAGTTCAAACAATGATACTCGATCTTTCGGTGGTTTTTCTTCCAATTTGTTTGGGGGATTCAGCACAAGTGCTGAACCTTCCGCTGGTTCAAAAACAATCAATTTAGAAAATGAGTTTAGCGATTCAAAAGTCGGTCAATCCACCGCAGAAAGTGTAGGCAATACCAAGACATGGGATGGTTTTGTAAAAATGAATGAATTACCAATTGGTGGCGACAAAGGGCTAAGTAGCGGTGCGAATCTAAGCGAAAGAGATCGTAGAAGAAAAAAACGTATGATGATTAAAAAATTAGAAGAATGGCATGAAAAAGGTTTTATTAAACACAATTCTCATTTCAATCAAGATTCCAGTTATGAAGAAGTGGAAGATGAATACGAAACCGCTTTAGAAGATAAACGTAAAAAGGATAGTATTAAATTACAAGGTTGGTGGTTTATGACGTTTATAAATTCAGTGGAATACGCAAACGCGGCTTTCAACCCTTTTGATATTAATTTAGATGGTTGGGGAGAACAAGTTAGCGAAGATATCGATAGTTATGAAGAAATTTTTTCGGAATTACACGATAAATATAAGGGCGGAAAAATGGCACCGGAATTATCGTTATTACTTCGATTAGGTTTTAGTGCGGCGGTAGTAAATTTCACCAATAAAGCATTATCTACCGCTACTCCTGGTTTCAATGATGTAATTCGACAAAATCCAGAATTGATGAAGGCATTTACGAATGCGACAGTGAATAGTATGTCTCAACAATCTCCCGGATTTGCCTTCGCCAGTAATTTAATGCAAGAACAATCGAATAAACCTCGTGGACCTCCTCCTCCGGCTGCGGTAGAAACCAAAAATCAAGCACCGCCTACTAGACCAGGAATGATATATACGGAAGCTCCTGGAAATAGACAAGATATAAATGCTGCCCGGGGTGCGATGTTTAGAGAATCAGGGGTTGATGTGAATAGTCAATATCAAGATATGTCTCAACAAGAACGCACAATGAGACCACCCGCTAGACCTGAAATGCGTGGCCCACAAAATAGTGATATAGATAATATTTTGTCTGGATTAAAGACACGCAATGTAAACATTCATGAACAATCTGTGAATAATGATGATGATTCGATGATTTCTATCAGTTCGTTGAAAGATATGCAAAACAATAATATGCCTAAGCGTACTCGTAGAAAACAGCGTTCCGATAAAAACACTGTTTCATTGGATATCTAATTCCAGGGAACCTACGGTTCCCCCGGACGCCCCCTCCCTTTCCTGGGAATTAGAATTTGATAGAAGCCTTTAGTGGGATTTCTATATGATGTTCCTTAACTATGAGGGGTTTTGATTGGATGGATAAATATATTTATTCTCAATAACAGAATAAATATATGTATAGTATAACCATATGAAAAAAAATATAAAAAATACAAAAAAAAACACCAAACATATAAGATTTAACCAACGTATATATATGGTTCTTATACCATCGTTTCGTGAAATGAGCGACGATATTCGCACAGATTTATGGTGGAGTAAAGAAGAATGTAAGTTGTTTTGCGATTCGGCCATTGAAGAAGTAAAATCATATATGAAATCTCATGAAGGAATTCATAAAAAACACGCATTAACCGCTCTATATCAACCCATACTCTTTCGATATGACCCCAATTATTTTATATAGTACTACTTTCACATGTAAGTGGATGTTGTAAATACACTTTGTGGTCATCACCATTTGTTTCTTTCAAATCATACTGGTCCGCGCATGTTTTATCTTCACATTCGGTCATACTACATGTGTGTAATTGACCCGATTCATTTTCAAAAATCTCACCGCAAGAATGATAATAATCTATACATTTGATGGTGGGAACGTGTGGAACGATATCTTTGTTGTGTGTAAACCTCCAATAATTCGACATTTTTTTATTCACATAATTCGCATATGTTGTATCCCCTATGCGTGGTTGACCGAAATTATATACTTGAACTCCCCCTATGTTTTCTTTAAATAATTCCATCGCCATAATTTGAGAACATCCGGCTCCGTATGAATGACCCGACACAATGACTGAATTATATTGTCGTGTTGATAATAATAACTTCACTTCTTTGATAACTTCATCTTTTACGGCTAAAGTGGATTCATAAAACCCCTTATGAATATTACAATTACAATCAGGAAATGTATCATATGGAATTTTTTTGATTTCCAAATCTTTTACCCAATTCAATCCTGAAGATGAACCCCGAAACACTACATATATATTTTTGCGACTCGAAATTACACCGACATATCCTTGTAAATCCGATTTCACATCATATATAATCCGTTTTACTTCCAATTCATTCGCAGGTGGGCGTAAAGTCATATTACTGTAATTTTCTTTCCCGCAATAGGCGGCTCCGCTTAAAAATACTGCGATAGTCGCTTCATCTAAGTTATAAGCACGTATACTTTGTAAAAAAAGTATCAAACATACAAATAAAAAATACATTATATACATTATGGCGCTATTTTATTTTTTATGGTTTGATTACACAACTATATTACATTTATCATAATTATAATTATATACCATACATTTATCGAAATTGTATGATTTAAATACGGTTAATTCGTTGGGAATGGATGAACCTTTGTAAAATTCGACAATATTATATAAGGGTGGTTCGTATGTTGTGGTTATATTTGTAGTATCGTGTTTTGATGATATCATTTTTGATATATACGTTTCTACGTTATCCATGGTATGTTTGAAAAATTCACTGGTTTGATTATTTTGTTTTCCCGCGTATTTATTACACGCATCATATGCTACGGCGGAAACCATGACTATTTTTTCGTGTTCTTCTTCGATAATACTATGAAAATATTCATTAAAATACATTGTATGAACCGTCGTTAGTATATTATCCGTGGGTGTTATATATGGACTTCGTAATTCTTTATAATTCGGTTTCAAATTTGATGTAAATATCAGGAAACAAAGCAAACGATGTATCATGTTGTTCGTATAATTATAAATGGGTTTTTATAATTATATTTGTATGTGGGTTTTTATTCAATTTTATCCGCCTATTACGCCAAATTTTATATAATATTTACACCATTGAAGATTTAAATTGGGAGGATTTTTTTATATTTTTTCTGAGAACCATTACATTTTCTACACAATGTTCTTAAAATTGCGTTTTCTTTATGATATTGCGTCCAGTTTTTTTCAAAATTATAGTCTGATTCTTTGAAACATTTCATATGACTTTTTGTGTTATTAAATGTTGTAGGTATAGGTAACTTATTAATATCCAAAAAATCAATGTATAATTTAGCAAAAGGAGATTTTTCACTATGATGGTCTATTTCTATTCTATTATGTTCGCCGCATAATTCACACACGTTTGTATAATTATTGTTTTTATATTCATCTATTTGTGGTTGAATAGAAACACGCATGGCTATTTTTAAGTTATCTTTTGGTTTTCCCGTTATACAATTATTCATTACTGATACATCATCAATTGATCCGTCCTCTTTTATAATAGAAACTTCTAAATTATTTATATATATAGGGTTATAGTCAATCTTAATATCAACAAATCCAATAAATTTTTCAGGATAATCAGAATGCCTTTTGAATACTTCACAAAAATCTAAAAATTCACCTGGATATTTTGTTTTTACGCTATCACATACACCAATTTTATTAAATATTTCACGAAAATGTTTTTTTAAACTTACTTTAGTTTTGAATTGAGAAATTGACATAATATACAAAGTAATATAGCATATTGTTTCTATATTATTTTGTCCCATTTTAATTCTTCAAGGGTTTAAAGAGAGTAAAGTACACTCTAAAAACACCCTCCACGAAGCCGGAGAACCAAATGAAGTGTGCTTTCTTTCTGTATATTATAGTCAGCTAATGTGCGACCATCTTCAAGCTGCTTACCAGCAAAGATAAGTCGTTGTTGGTCTGGAGGAATACCCTCTTTATCTTGAATCTTGGTCTTTATATTATCAATCGAATCGCTTGGTTCTACTTCTAAAGTAATGGTTTTGCCTGTTAGTGTCTTGATAAATATTTGCATGGTATATATTCTCTAGACAAAATAAATTCTATATCCTTTTCATTTACTATTTGTTTTTAGTTCAACGCATCGTGATACATATCCATCATTTTTTCTTTTTGTTCTGTGTAATCCACCATAGGTTTGGAATATTGAATGGATTTATATTTCGGGTCGGCGTGAGCAACATACCATTTATGTATATCTTTCGCATTTACTTCGGCTAATTCAGGCACCCATTTTTTAATGAATTCCGCATCTTTATCAAATTTCGCGGATTGTATCCATGGATTCATATCTCTGAAATATGGTTTCATATCTACCCCCGTTCCACTAATTCCTTGCCAATTTCCATTATTGGAAGCAATATCATAATCAGTTAAATTCTTCGCGAAATATTTTTCTCCTTCACGCCAATCAATTAACAATACTTTGATTAAAAAACTCGCGGTCAACATACGCAATCGGTTGTGCATATACCCAGTCGCATTTAATTGTCGCATACCCGCATCTACCGCTGGAAATCCAGTCGCACCATCACACCATCGTTGAAAATCCACACTTGAATTTCGCCATTTTATTTTTTGAAATTTAGGTTGATATGATTTACCAACAACTTCTGGAAAAGCATAGAGAACATGCGCAAAAAATTCTCGCCATATAAGTTCTCTTATTAATCCGTGACCTACACTATATTTTTCTTTATACGCATAATATACTTCCCGTATCGAAACACAACCGAATTTTATATATGCCGACAAAAAACTCGTATTATAACTGAGAAGATCCCGTTTCTTTTCATAATCACGTTGTTCACCTAACGATTGTTTCAATCTATGTATACCGTGCTTACGCCCACCATGTACTAATAAATACGGGTTTTCTTTTGTAAATAATCGTGTTGCCTCGCTAAGTGGAATTCGGTTTTCCAACAAAACACTGATTTCACTCATATTGTTAATAGGGCTTATATTTGGGTTCTCTACTTTTTTTTGAATAACATGTTCATAAAACGGCGTATATTTTTTAAAAGCCGTTTTACTACCCGTGGTTATCGTACCTGGTTCAAACAAATAATAATCCGAATACGATTTACATTCAATATGATGTTTATTGCAAAATTCGGCGGTTGAATTATCACGTTCTATCGCATATGGTGTATAATCTTTGTTAAAAAATACCACTTCAATATCACATTTTTTGATAAATTGGTCGATAACCTTGTTTTGTTTTCCATAAAATGTATAAAGTTCTCCTCCTTTCTTTTTAATTTCCGTCGCTAAATCTTCTAAACTCTCAATCATAAATTGTATAGCATTTGACGAACGAAAGGTATTTGCTTTTCCAACTTGTTCTGGTGTAAATACAAAACATACATATAATTCTTTACATTCTTTACTCGCTTGTAAAAGACCTATATTATCTACGATACGTAAATCACGATGAAATATAAACAATCCTTTTGAATAAATTTTATGCGTCATTTTACATAATATATATAAAAAATTGAGTTAAAAATAACTTATTTATTTATAGTATATTTATTGATACTTTTATGATGGATTTTGAAACTGTATTTTATGATACATTAGCTTTTATGAATATCGCCCTATTTGCTGCGGTTGGATATGTTCAACGGTGGGGGTTGATTGCGTATGAATTTATTAAAAATTACGATTATGAAGCATTGGGGTTGAAAATCGCCTTTTACTATGGAATGGCCAAACAATTTGCGATTGAAACTTATTGTACTCATTGTAAAAAAGGCGGATTCGTAGATGTCGCACGTGAAAATTTTGTTTATTTTATGAAATCTGCTCATTCTACTATTTTATGTTATCGCATTGAACCATTCGAACCTGAATGGATTTCGATATCCTGTATTTTTCAAACCGAATTAGACAAAGTTACCATGAATTATAGTTTTAATGAGAATTATGAACAATGCCCGGTGTTTGATACAAACGGTAAAGAATCGACGATTCAAACCGATTCGCATTTAAAACATTTCACCGAATGGTTTTATACTACACAACACGTCATGAAACGAGAAAAAATGTTGGAAGAATGTTTGATTGCGATGAAAACGGATAATAAATATATTTATAAAATTTGTAATCGTGAGAATGAATGCTTTCCTAAATTGCCGAATGAATTATCCAAAGTCAAATTTTTGAATATTGAATATTGCCACCCAGAAATTAAGTCGTCGATTACTATACCATTAGAACGCAATGCTTATTTGGTCGGTAATGAAATTTTGTCTTCGGCATTTATAAAGCGCCAGTTGGAATATATGAATTCTTCTAAAAATTTTGATATGACTTATGTATTAAAAATAATGGACAATGATTTGAACAATTTTGAATTGAAAAGTGATGAATATATTATATTAGATAAAATGGAATATAAAATTATGAAAAAAAATAAAATGGATGATTGGGTAGAACTCAGTAGTCAAGACGAAACGGATGATGAAGATGAAGCGAAAAAAGAACCGGTGGTGGATGAATGTTCTACTACGATGGAGCCTTTCTCGCAGGTGATAGAAAATACCGAAACTGTGATAGACGAGGATACACCGGTAGAAGAAACTGTTGAGAAAACTGTTGAAGAAACCGAAATGTAAATTATATTTATTTTATGAAGACAATAAATATAATTTTTTTATGCGCGACGAGTTTTTCGTTTTCTCAAATTTCGTTTTGGCTTTTTTGTTTTACGTCTTCCGCCATAACCAAATCTTTTACCAAGAAATCCGGTATATTCTTTGTATAAACCATCAATCTCACTTTTTAATTTATTGATGAATTCAAATTCTTCCTTTTCATCGTCAATAATCGAATTTTGTAATTGTTTATAATAGCTATTTTGTGTTATTCTAATATTTATATCTTTGTACGCATCTAAAAATTCACTGGTTTTTGGACCAAAGGCCGCCTGTTTAAAAAATGTATTCCAATTACGATTGCGGTTATATGTTAACACTTTGAAATATTCTGCGTTGGGTGTATTCAATACTATTTTCACTTTTTCTACGAGTTGTAGTAATAATTCCCATAATTCTTCCTTCATTATATTATTCTCTTTTTCTATTTGTTGTAATCGTTCATTGATGGTATTGTTTATTTTATTTGCTAATTCATTATCAATATCTAATTTATTTTCTAATTTTCCTTCAACCGCATCTGGAAGTGGATTTTTTTCTTCTATTTGTTTTACTACTTTAGCCAATTCTTCTTGTATATCTTTGATTTCCTCTTTGTTTTCCGAAACAATTTCTGCGTTTTTTAAATTCAATAAACCCAAATGCTCTTCCAATATTTTTACGTGTTCATTTAATACATTATATTGGTCTTTTTTATTAGTAAATGATTTTTCCGCCGAATCTACATCTCCACGCAATTTTTTTACGTCATTGACTAAAGTTTTATATTCTTCTCTTTGTTCCATTTGTTCCATTATATTATAACGTTATATTATAATATAATTTTAATGACTTTTTCGTTGGTTTTTTTTGGATTTCTTTTGTAATTTCTTGGTTTTTCCTCCTTTCACTTGTCCATTTACACCTAATTCTATAGTATTTTTTGTAAATGCTTCTTTAATTTTGTCGACGGTGGTTGCTTCTTTTATTTCTTTAATTGCTTTGTGATATTTTTCGTTCGATGGTTTTTTGTTTCCCTTCGCATTGTTATTCGTTTGAATTTTATACGTTATAATATCAATTAATTGTGTTCGATTTCCTCTCCAAATATCGCTGTCATTCGCATCTTTCTTTTTCTTTGGTAATATTAATTCAGTAGTATCTAATGTTTTCTTCGCTTCATTTACTTTCTTTGCTGCTTCTGATTTTTGGACAAAATCTTTGATGCTAAACATATCACTTAATCCTTGATACATATTATCATCTTCTTTTTCTTCAACGATTTCTTCGACTTTTTCTTCTTTTTTAGAAACTTCTGGAGTTTTCAAACTATCACGCAATGCTTCTATATCCTTTGTTATTTTAACCGCATCATCTGTTAATCTACCTAATATTTCTTGTTGACTTTCACCACCTTTATGTTTTCTGGTATATTGTCTTCCCATTATATAATACATAAATATATTATTCAAGGGCACAAAAATATGCTAAAATAGAAAACCATATAAAAAGATATCTAACTATATTATACGGGCGTAATGATGGCGGATGCGATGAGTATTCCTACCCCACATCATACTTTGAATGGTAAATGGGATTTATATTATCATTTACCAAACGTGAATAAATGGGATTTATCCAGTTATACAATTATTATGAACAGTATCGATACGGTCGAAAAAATATTAGCATTAAATGATAAAATAAACGAAAATATCGTAAAAAATTGTATGTTATTTGTTATGCGTGAGGGCATTACGCCTATGTGGGAAGACCCTAAAAATCGGATCGGCGGTTGTTTTTCATACAAAGTTGCGAACAAACAAGTCTATGAAGTGTGGACACAATTGTTTTATGCGTTATGTGGTGAAACATTAACGAATGACGGTTCGTTGAGCAAACATATTAACGGCATTACCATTTCTCCTAAGAAAAATTTCTGTATTATAAAAATATGGTTAGATACCGCTCAATACCAAGACGCCAATATCATTGCGTCTATTCCCAATTTATTAAAACAAGGATGTTTGTTCAAAAAACACGAACCTGAATTCTAAACCCTTGAAGAATTACAATAGGACAAAGTCCCGTTTTATTCTTTGGTTTAACTTGCTTCATCTGGAAATACCGATTCATCTATTCTTTCCATCTGTTTTGGAAATAATGTATTTGATAACCGTTCTTCGTCGACATTATACCCTGTTTTTAATAATCGCATGATGATAAAGGTTTCATTCGTAAACCGAGCAAAATCTTGACTATTATACCAAATTTTTCGTTTCAAATCATTCTCGATTAAATATTGACGGTTGATGATTGGATATTCGACATTTTTATTTTCATTGATGCGGATATTTTTTTTTGGCGCAAATATCGGTTTCCAATCTTTTGGAATATAACAATCAAATTCTGTTATTTCTATCATTTCATTCAATAAATCTTTTATAATTCCTTCCTCCATATATCATATAGATAGATTGTTTTTATCTTGTATTTGCTGTAAAATTGAATGTAAATAATAAATTATTATATAGAAACAAATATAAATAATATCGTTTAATATATACATCAACCAATCATGAAAAAAATACCCAGATATATTGAAAGTTTAAAAAGCGATGTTATTTTTGAAGTCGGAGAAAATGCCGAAGAAAATTTTCAAATAATAGACAACTCGGTTGAAACCACTGATGATTTATGGTTTCATGTACAAGGATTTTCATCTTGCCATGTAATTGCTAAAATACACGGTCTGGATTTAACTAAAAAACAATTACACCAAATCGTAACTCAAGGCTGTATGTTAGCAAAACAATATTCTAGATATTCATATATGGTCAATTTAGTCGTTATTTATACCAAAATCAAAAATATTAAAAAATCGGAAATTGTAGGTAGAGTATTTTCAAAAGAAGTAAAAAGTCGTATTTTATAATTGTTGTGCGCGTTCCCTATAAAAATATGAAAAATTATGTTTTCATATTTTTTTACTTCCGTAAGAATGAATGATATACTAAAAAACTGGTTAACCCGATGATTACATCGATCAATAAATATATCCAAGCTCCTCGATTACCGATAATGGCGTTATAAGCGAACAAAAAGTATAACAAACTATGGAGTGGTCTGAGATCATTCCACCAAATCTTTTCGCCGAATACTTCTGCGCCTGTTTTTCGTGAGCCGGTTAAATAAATATATAGAAACCCGACGGCGGGTAATAGTGCTAAATAGCCCATGTAATTCAACCATGTTATATTTGCGATTTTCGCCAGATAGACAAATAATGCGCGTATTCCGATACACCCTACTAAAAATAATAGAAATCTTTTATGTAATGTATTCATATACTATATGAAACGAAAATAATCACATTTCCTTATCCACCACGATTTCTTTGAGAACATTCTTCATAATTTTATCATCAAATTTCTTTATTTGTTCATCTCCAAATCCCCCTAATGCTACCATCGCCATTTCGTTAAAACGGGTGTTTGCTGTGGTATTGTTCTCCCTACATTCTGGATATTCTTCCTGCCACTGTTGAACTTGGTTCAAATTTAATTGAGCGATGGAATTGATGGCCCATTTTAATTTTTTCTTTTCCATGTTCTCTTTTTCCCATGTATCATTGTCTTTCACATAAACGGTTTCGCGTTTCATATCTGTACAATGAAGCGGTCGGCGTTCTACTTCTAACCTTTTCAATTCGTTGATAAAAATACGGGAAATACCGTCGACGAAACCCAAACGTCCAGTTGTTTCGAAATCTTGGGTGGTTAGTTTGATAGATTGAATGAAATCTTGAATATTCATGGCGTTTTTACAGGTTTCATTGAGGAAGAAATTCAAGTTGAATTGGTTGTTCGAATTCACCATACTTGGTTTCTTGGCTAATTCTATAATTTGTTTATTCTGTTCTAATAATTTGGCTTGTAATTCTTTATTTTGTTCAACGAGAACATTTTGTAATTCTTTACTTTGTTTGATCACTTCTAATATCAAATTCACAGGGATATTATTGGTTATGATGTCTTTTGTATCACTATTCACAATATTAGTTGATTGTTCATTTATTTCAGCTACTATTGGTTGATTTGAACATTTTTGACGATGTTTCCATAAACCACTTCGATGAATAAATATTTTACCACAATTGCATCTATTTATATCTTTTGTTTTACCTGCTTCGTTTTCTAAATGTTTTTTAGTATGTAAATGTTTATTATAGTCTCTACTTACTGTGGTAGAATAATTACATTTTTCACAAACATAATCAGTGTATTTTTTGGTTTCCAAATTGGAAACATTTTGTTCTAAAACGATCGTTTTATGTTTATTAGTGGAAATATGTTTAGTATAATCAGTTATTCTACTCGTAGTATAATGACATAATTCACAACAATTTTTCTTCATAATTTTATCTGTATTTTCTGTTTCCATTCTATATAATTCGGAAACATTTTATTCCTCTTTTTTATCGCTAAATAATTTTAAATAAAAAAATTATGCAAACAACTGAAAAACAAATTTTCCAAATTTACTGCAGAATGCTGTAAAATCAAAAATCCACATTTTTCCAAAAAAAATGATCGACCCTTTTTCAAAATTGGACATTTTTAAAATGTCCATTTTTCGAAAACCTCTACCACTTTATTTTTGGACTTTTTTAATGATTTTATAAGAAGACTGGACAATTAATAATTTTATGTTTTATTATAAAATTATTACGTTGTTCGCATTGTTGGACATTACATTTCTTTCCCAACAACGATTTCCCGGAGAACATTTTTCATTATTTTATCATCAAATTTCTTTACTTGTTCATCTCCAAACCCACCTAATGCTATCATGGCCATTTCATTGAATCTGGTATTTGCGGTTGTATTGTTCTCCCTACATTCCGGGTATTCTTGTTGCCATTGTTGAACTTGGTTTAAATTCAATTGGGCGATACTATTAATAGCCCATTTTAATTTTTTCTTTTCTTGGTTCTCTTTCTCCCATGTATCATTGTCTTTTACATAAACTGTTTCTCTTTTCATATCTGTACAATGAAGAGGACGTCGTTCTACTTCTAACCTTTTCAATTCATTGATAAAAATACGAGAAATACCATCTACAAAACCTAAACGTCCAGTCGTTTCAAAATCTTGGGTAGTTAGTTTTATCGATTGAATGAAATCTTGAATATTCATGGCGTTTTTACAGGTTTCATTGAGGAAGAAATTCAAGTTGAATTGATTGTTAGAATTCACCATACTTGGTTTCTTGGCTAATTCTATAATTTGTTTATGATGTTCATCGCTTCTCTCTATGATTTGTTTATTCTGTTCTAATAACTGTTGACTTTGTTCTAATAATTTGGCTTGTAATTCTTTATTTTGTTCAACGAGAACATTTTGAATTTCTTTGCTTTGTTTGATAACTTCTAATATCAAATTCATAGGGATATCATTTGTTTTTTCTTTATTTTCACATCGTTGTTTGTGATTCCATAAACTAGAATAATGATTGTATTTTTTTCCACATTCACAAGATAATTTATCATCATTATTCGTAATGGGATTTGTAAGGGGATACATTTGTGGTTCATTCATATTTTTTATATGTTTTGCTGTTAATAAATGTTTAGAATAATCTTTTTTGTTATCAGTTTTGTATTCACAAATTTCACATATATATTTGGGATGTTTCAAGGGATTTTCATTCATTTGTTGTAAATGCTTATTAGTCAATAGATGTTTAGAATAATCTTTTTTGTTATCAGTTTTGTACTCACATTTTTCACATACATATTTGGGATTTCTTTCGGGATTAATCGACATTTTATAGTGTATTATGATAAAATTTATCCCTAAATTTTACCCCATTCTAAAAATGTTATAAAAAAATTATGCAAACAACTGAAAAACAAAATTTTCACTTTTTACTGCAAAATGCTTTAAAATCAAAAATCCACATTTTTCCGAAAAAAGTCATCGGCCCTTTTTCAAAATTGGACATTTTACACCTTTGGAAATTTGAAACGCCGATTTTTGCGTTTAATTATATAATATAATATAATACTATATATATATAATGTATTTAGGACAAGCAGAACAAGATAAATTTGTGTTAAATGTTCTCAAAAATAAAAAAAATGGATATTTTTTAGAAATTGGTTCAAATCATCCGACTGATATTAATAATTCATACTTATTAGAAACAAAATATGATTGGAAAGGAATAATGGTTGAATATGATTCAAATTTTTTATCTTTATATAAACAGCATCGTCCTAATAGTATTCATGTAATAAATGATGCTACAAAAGTAGATTATAAAAATGTGCTTGAAAAAAATAATATGCCTTTAACATTTGATTACTTACAAATAGACTTAGAAGTATATAATGGGTCTACACTAAAAACATTACAAAAATTAGATAATGAAATTTTTGATACATATAAATTTGCTACGGTAACATTTGAACACGATATATATCGTTCTAATTTTGCTAATACACGATTAGAATCACGAAATATATTCGCAAAAAGAGGATATATTTGTGTATTTGAAGACATATGTAATAGAGATATAAATCATATAACTTATCCATACGAAGATTGGTATGTTCATCCAGATTTGGTTGATATGAACTATGTTAATAGTTTAATAGAAAATAATAAAACTAATTATATTAATAACTCTATTACTGAAAAAACAATAAACTGGCAAGATATTAAATATATCTAATAAGTCGGCGTTTTAAATGTCCAAAAGTGTAAAAATGTCCATTTTCGGAAAACCTCTACCACTTTATTTTTGGACTTTTTCATTCTTTTTATAAGAACACCGAAAAAAATAATAATTTTACTTAAATAAATAAAATTATTATATGTTATGAAGCTACGACAAACCCTACGCCGGAGGTAATGGAGCCAAACACAATTTAATTTCACCCAAAGAGGCGACATCATATTTTACAATCAACGGCAAATCATTCCCCAAGTACATTTCTAAATGGCTACATAAAGGAGTACATTTAATAAAATGGCTCAAACTCTTCAATGAAAATTCGCCTTGAATAATGACCGAAGCATCCGGTTTCTGTATAAATTCCATATATCCATCGGATTCGGAACGGAAAATACGCGAACTGGCGAAATTGCCTTCACATGAAAATATCAAATCATTACCGACGGATTTGATTTCAATACGATCGGAAATACCATTCAAATCACGAATGATTTTTTGGAAATCGGCGGTAGGTAAATTAATGACGGTTGAATATTCCACATCGGGAACCACGAGTTCCTCCGTATCGGGCTCAATCAATCTAAGTTTTTGACTATAACATTGTTTGATATCCCCATTATCATATTGAAGCCCCAAATGAGATACAATACCATCGTGATAATCTGCTTTATCAATATACATGGATAGAGTATCGTCATTCGACATGGTGGAAATGACTTTGAACAAATGAAGTGTATTCGCACAAACGATGATTTTATCTGGATTACATACATATTGTTCGAATTTATGTGATTTTAAACTAACATTCACTAATATGGTATGTGTTTTATCGAAGTTGATAATTTTCATTCCCTCTTTGGTAAACGTAATGGTCGCATCGGTTAAGATATCTTTAATTGCCGTAATCATATTACGTATAGGTTGAATTTGAACAGTCTTTATGGTTAATACATTGTTTTGTTCGTTCATTCTCTGGTAATAAAATATAGTGAATACTATTTATATACTATTTTATTTATATCATTTTTTCATATATTTCGCTATTATGGATAAAAAGAATAACAATGAAAAGAGGGGCATATTTGTTTCGTTGACCATTTTTATAATGGGTTCTCGGGAGAACCGCGTTATTTTTAAATTCCACAAATTTTTTAAAATCGGTAAAAATATCACGAAATATATCCCAGCGAAATAAAGATTCCCATATAATTTCAGTATGTGGAGGGCATTCCATAGAATATTCACGTGTAATATGAGGGAAGCCAGTCGCCACGCACGGTCAAAACCGAATACCACTGGAAAAGTATAAATACGGTTTTCGCGGTCTCCTTGATAATCTCGTATATCCAATAATAATTCATTCAAGAGAGAACCGAAGAAAACACTTCTCGTAGCAATTTGTAATAATTCGGTATTTTTATAGGTAGAAAGAGAACCCACCGATTGAATGGTTAATCCCGAAAAATACATGCCGAAAGCGACCAAGAAAGCGCACGAAATATTTTTAACAAACAAAATGCGCTTTAGAAGTGGCGTATACAAAGTAATATTCAACAACGCCAGATGAATGACCATCTGTAAATGGGACGGTAAATATTTCATAGAAAGCAATTCGGTGAAACCGACGATTCCGATATTATATAAAATGGCTTCTTTTAGCGAAACTTCGCCAGTAATAAGCGGCCTCGTTGGATTATTTATTTTATCGAGGTTTCTATCAAAAATATCGTTGATAATCATACTACTGGACATTATACCAATCGTATTGAGAATTCCCACGATAAATGTTGGAGAATGAACGAGAGAACCTAGCGATGGGTTGATAATCCATCCGCCGGTAAAAGATAAGAAAGCTGTCGGTAGAATGTTTTTATAGCGAATAATCTTTAGGAATCCTGGTGCTTTTTTTTGAATATGAGTAATCATAGTTGATTTTAACGTAGATATCTCGTATATGGAGTGATTCGTCATGTATTTTTTACTTGGGTTTTTATCAGGAACCGATACCACATTGGTAAAATAGAGAAAGAATGGTAAATATATCCAGAGGTTCATCTGTTTAATTAATATAATAAAAAATATTTATTTGGTTTTTTCGAAAATATATATGCGCTATATTGGATATTCGCCGACTTTTATAATATCTTGATATAGCTCATTATATTCCTGAGTATCCGATTTCATTTTACGTAATTTTTCCATTTTTTCCAATACTGTCCCTTGATAATATATATCATTTTTGAAAATATTGTGTAATTCTTCATTTTCTAGAATCAATTTGTATAATTTATTTTTATTTTCCAAATTATGATAAGTGATTCTATTGGTAAGTGGATATAATAATGGTCGTATTATTGGAAAAGGATAATTTGCGATTACCAAATTCATTTTATAATCGAGTTCATTCATCAAATAGTGTATACATTCATCCCTCAAAAATATATTTGTATTATTTATTTGCTGATGATGAGTATAATACCATAATAGACTATAAGACAAATATAAATTAGATAAAATATCGGACATATTACCAGATATCATTTGTTTTGATTTAATTTTACCACCCATGAGTGCTACAAAATTGGACAATAAACCGAACTTCAACGTAGCAATATCCAGTCGCTCTTGTGCGGTGGTTTTATTCATGATAGAAGAACAAAAATAGAATGGAGTGAGTGAAATGATTTTACAATAATTTACAAAAATACTTGAAATCATCTGGTTAAAATTGTGTTTGAAATCATTCAAATTGTTATCTTGTATGCTTTGAAAAATAGGAAAAATATAGGGGTGGCTTTTATTGAGACCTTGTCCAAAAATAATGAGCCCTCTCGTTAAAGTATTCGACCCTTCTACGGTGATTCCCACAGGCGAAGAATTATAAAATTTAGTAAAAAAGTTATTTTCTCCGATACAAATACCACTGCCAGAGTAAATATCCATGCCATGATTTAATATAGTTCGGGCACGTTCCGTAGTTTGTTGTTTCATAATAGCGGTAATCACAGAAGGAGTTGCTCCAGTATCTAATATATGATTGGTGAAACTTACCGCACTATGTATAATCCAAGTATTCAAATACATATCGATGAATTTTTCTTTTACTGCTTCCATATTACCTATGTTCATATTGAATTGTTTTCGTATATTGATATAATTCATAATAGAATGGGTGATGAATTTAGAGGAACCATTTGCGGTTGCGGGTAAACTTACGCCTCGACCTACGGCAAGGCATTCCATCAACATTTTCCATCCTTCTCCAATACTGTCTTTTCCGCCAATGATTTGTTCACAATCAATATATATTGTACCTTTAATCGTTCCATTTGGAAATCCCGCGTTATTTGGATTATGATGGGTAAGTTGTAATAATCCTGGTTGTGAGCTTTCAATTAGAGCGACTGAAATACCTGTTTTATTATTTTGTAAGAGACCATTGGGGTCTTCCACTTTGAAAGCAATACCAATGAGATTTGCGATAGGCGCCAATGTAATATATCGTTTATTGAGTGTTATTTTTATTTTTAGTTTTCCGTCGATAGATTCAACAATACCTTTGTCTATTTCACCTACGGCATCACTTCCATTATTTGGACCAGTGAGACCAAAACACGGTATCATGGAACCATCCGCCAATTTGGGTAAAAAATAATTCTTTTGTTCTTCGGTTCCGTAATGTTGAAGCAATTCTGCAGGGCCAAGAGAATTGGGAACCATCGCAGTTACCGCAAGGGATGGGTTATATGAAGACATTTTAGAGAGAATGGATGATTGAGATGAGATAGGTAGACGGTTTCCATTGTATTTTTTGTCGATAATCATACTTAAAAATCCGTTTTTTCCAAGTCGTTTCATTATTTCGTGAATATCTTTATTTGGATAAATATGTTCGGTTCCGATTGTTTTTAATAAATCATTTGTTTTATCTTCCATATTTTCTGGAGAGGTTTTGGCTATTGGTTTATATAGTTTTTCATAATTTACTTTGCCGTTGAATAATTCTCTATCAATAGAGACTCCTCCGGATTTGAGAGCTATGATCTCGGTTTCCGAAATCTTAGGAATGATGCTTTTAACCACATTGAAGACGCGTCGATAAAGCATTCTTTATAGTTATAATGAAATAATTCTATATTATTTTCTATAAATTTGTTAATGTTTGACATCTGGTTGATATAAAATATTCATACAACAAACCCTACTCCAAAAAAGGAAGGGGTCGTAGGGGAAACGTAGTTTCCCTACAATAAAATTGAAGTACTTTTGATTGTATAATCTAGATACAATCAAAACAAACAACAACCAAACCAAAACAACAACAAACATGTTATCAAAATTCGCTCCAACAAATGTGAAAGACCAAAAAAAGGCAGAATTGGCGAAAGAGATTACCGATAAATTGAAAACACAAAAAACATATTTCTTTCGTCCAGTCGCAATTGACGGTGTATTATGCTATCCGGTCATTTATGGTGGTAGATATAAAATTGTAAATTTTGAAAGTATACACATCAATTGCTTTGTAAAAAAAGGAGATACAAAACAAAAACAAAAATATTCATTATTATTTCAAAAATACAGAACTATGTTAGAAGCATTAAATTTCATCGAAACAGTTGTATCTTCTTACAAAATATACAATGGTGATTTAGTTAGTCAAGATAATTATAATACAATGAAATTGGAAGAAATAATCATTCCATATACACAAGAACAAGTATGTTGCGTATGTAATGATAATACCACTGATATTACAGAATGTAAACATCATATCTGTTTACAATGTAGAGAACAATGTATCTTAAACGATCAGCATAATTGTCCTATTTGTCGTAAAGAAGAAATTATGAATATGTATTACAATGAGTCAAATTTGATTAATAATAATGAATATCATATTTTACAATATGCGATTGAATATGAAGAAGAAAAGGAAATTCGTCATAACAGAAGAAGTTATAGAGTAGAACAAGAAGAAACCGTCGAAGAATCTTCTTCTTATTCTCACGACGAGGAAGACGTCGCGACTCATCCTGAACCAGAGGAACAACAGCATGTGGTAGAAATTACGATTGACCGAACACCAACCAATTTTGATATGGTAATGGATATCGACCCGATTGACCCACCTACTACTCCAGTCGACGCGAATGATCTAGTCATGTTGAGTGATATCAATGCGGATAATATTCGCGAACGAATGTATCAAGTCATCAATCATTATAGTCGTGTAGGATTTCAACAAAATCGTATAAGCACCACGATGAGTTATAATATGCGAAACGTTACTCTAACACGTGGTTCGGATAGTTATTATCCCCGGAGTATGTCTCCGGAATTAGCATTAGAAGAAGGAGAAGTGATTGATATGAGTACCGACGATGACGCAACCGAAAGATATGTAGCATAGATACGAAAAAAACAAAAATAAACAAAAAAATAACATAAAAATAATAAAAAATCCGTGAATAACGGGTTTTTTATTTGGGGGGATCGCACTCAATCCAAATTACATTTGCCCTGTTTTTTACAAGTTTTATTTGCTAAACGTAATGCTTTACTGGTTTTTTTACAACCGGATTTCAATATATGATAATCGACAATACTCGCATTTCCACCGGATACCGAACTAGCTAAACGTGCTAATCCCCAACTTTCGGCGGTTTGATTTGGACGTGAACCACTGGAATAATACGCACCACGGCCTTTATTCACTATTTTTTCTAAGGCTTCTTGAGAACATTGTGTTTTTTCGGCTAATTCTTTGGAAGGTACAATTTTATCAATCCCGTATAATTTGCGCGCTCGGGATAAATGATTGGATTTGCGAGATTTGAATGATTTCACTTTGGGACGTTGATAATATTTTCCTTTTTTGTATAATTTGCGCGATTTGATGATATTTTTCTTTTGTGTTTTCAAATCTTTTTTACTTAATATTTGTGGGATATATCTTTCTATAATATTTTCCATTTATCTATGTTGATAAAAAAATTTATGTTTTCTCGGTAAAAAATATAAAAAATGATTGTGTTAAAAGAATATATATTATGCGTTGGATAATCTATCTTTCAGTATTGATAGGGGCGTTTGCTTCCAAAAATCGTCTATGTTCTAAATGTAAATTCTATATTCCTGCAATATACAATGAACAATATGATATAGGAAGTTATTTGGGGAAATGTTCCAAATTTACAGAAGTAGATAAAGGTTCGCAAGAAATTGTCTATCGTTTTGCGGTGAAAGCGAGGTTTAATGAATTTGAATGTGGAAGTGAGGGAAAATATTTTGCGAATAATACTCGTGGAGGAGAGAATACGATTGGATTGGTGTAAAATATAACATGAATATGAATCTGTTATATTTTATTTTTTAGCTGATTTTCTTTTTTTTTGTTGTTTTCTAGAAGACTTTTTTTGTTTTTTACTGTGGGATTTCTTATTTTTTTTGGATTTACCACCTTTACCGAATGGCCACCATGAGGATTTTGCTGCTGGTGCTGTTGCGGGGGTTGTGGCGACTGGTTGTGTTGCTGGCTGTGTCGTAGTTGCGGTCGCCATATTTTTAACATTCGCACCTACATCGGACATTTTCGTTGCTGCAGAACTAGCAAATCTAGACGCAACATTTGAAGCATTTGCGTTTGTTATATAATTATATATTTCGTCTTTTAAAAAAGGTTTTGGTGTAGATACTACGGTATATTTCATGAATAATTGTCCATTGAATCGTTTTTCTAATTCATTCAAATTATATAAATATGTATTAAATTTAGTATTGTTAGCTATATTTGTTATTACATCAAGTGATTGTTTAATCCCTTCTAATTGGTTAGCGGCAGGAGTATTATCGTTGGCTGGTTTTGAGTAATTTGAAATATCAGCAATTACATTGTTAGCAGTTACTAATTTATCGAATAATTCTCTACTTTTATTCTTTATTTGTTCAACTACAACTGTATGATCAATTTCAGGGGTTGCTTTGCCTAATAATTTTTTGTAAAAAGCTTCGGCTGATTCTTTAATTCCTGCGGTTGTTTTATAAGTAGCAACGCGCCAATTTGTATCCCCTACATTTCCTTTTAAAAATGTTATGAAATTGAATAATTCTTTTTTATTATTAACATCATTTTCCTTCTCATATGTTTGACGTAGTTGACAAATGATCGTATTAATATCACTTTGTTTACCAGTGTTTAATAGACCTTTTGAACATGAGTTCGCATGTTCAGGATTATTGAATCCTTCCGCGAATTTAGGTGCGATTGTCGATAATTTAGTTTTGATATCATTTGAAACCGCTGGTAAGTTAGCAGCATGAATTTTTTGGCCTAAATCATTGATTTTTTCAAGTTCAATACCTTCTGTTTTGACTTCATTCCCTACATTCAAACGTGTAGTTGGACCATATAACGGGTCTTCATATGTAGAAAGTGTTAAGTCAATTTTTGAATAATCAATTTGGTCTGCGATTCCTATTTTGGCAAAGTTAGTCTCGTCCATAATTTATTATATAATATTCCGATATAATAAATTTTTTATATTTTTTCTAAAGTTAATTTCCCCTCTTTTTTTACTAAATGACCCACGAGGGTCATTTCCGAACCAGTAATTTTCGCTTCTTCATAACTATTTAAATCAAAGACTTCATTGGTATCTACTTTCAACGCATATTCCACGCCTTCAAACTTTATTTTTTGCGCTTTCCAAGTAATTTTTTGAACATTCAAATCCGATTTCTCACTCTTACTATCTTCTTCATAACTAGGATAAGAACCAAATTGATTCGATGTTATTTTACCTATTCCATAACAAACTAAAGGTTCATTTTTATTTTTCGCGGCATAGAGAGAACAATCCACCGAGGTCTCTTTCACTCCCTTCAAAATTTGTTTATTAATATTATTCTTAATACTCGCAATCTCAAACAACGTTTCATCTGTAGTAACAGGTGTTTTTCCGTCTAATCGACTAACATCACGAATACGCAACTCCACATTTTTCTCACTCTTTTTCTGTTCCTCACTTAATATGGATAAATAAAGGAAAACTTTCACGGTTCTCAAATCTTCCGGTAAATCTTGATGACTACAAATACGACGCGCACGACCAATGACTTGTTCGATACGTACCATGTGCCAGTAAGGTTCTACAATATGAACAAAACGAGTGTTTTTCAAATTGATACCTTCCGCACCTGAAGATGTAATCATAAACACTTTGATGACTTCGCCCATATGGTTGTTTTTATATTTTTCTTGTAATTTCGCCGAAATATCCGAAGGAACGAATTCCCAAGAACTATTGTAAATATTACGAATGATTTCTTTTTCTTCAGGGGTTTCTGTTCCGGTATACAAAACGAAACGTGGTTTATCCGCGTCTTTTTCATTTTCCACGATATCCCATTTACCACCTTTATTTTCCAATTTGAATTCGGCAAATCCATTGGCTTCTAAAATCAATTTGATGATACCGATACCTTCAATCGTGCGGAATTGACTGTAGACTAAATGTAAACCGCCATTTGCCTCATCTTGTAAATGATTCAACAATTCTACGAATTTAGGACTATAGGTTTGTAATTGCGATTTACTCAAATATTGTTCATTCGCAGGCGCTTCGGGATTATGTTTTAAATCTTCCATCGCTTTTGTAATGCGTTTCAAATAATCGGCTTGTTTGACTCGTTTTTCAGTTGTCTCCATATCTTCTTTTTCTTCTGCTTCTTCCGCCATATCTTCGGTGGTTTCTTCGGCTTCCTCTTCGTCCTCGGCTTGTTCCATCAATTTCAATTCTTTTTTAGAAATACCGTTAAATGCGTTTTCGCTGATTTCTTTGCCTTTTTTCTCCGGCATAGGTCTTGGAATCGCGGCTGGGAAAGCAAAATTACAAGCCGAACGAGAGAAAATACGATACGTGGAAGAAATAGAATAGACATCTTCATTTCCGGGTTTGTTTTTCGCTTTCACTTGTGTTTTACGATTACGTTTTTCGGTTTCGGCCTCTTCATCGCGTATTTTTTCATAGACTCCAAATTGGTAAGGGGTCATTTCACATTTCACAATATGGAAAATATCGCCGTCGTCTGATTTTACAAAGGATGGTAATAATTTTTCTTGCGCACTACGGAAATAAGATGTTAAACCCAATATACGTTTTTGGAATAAATCCATATTGGTAATACCATTATCATCAAAATTTACAAATGTCTTTAAAAAGGTATCGGCATCATCAGGAAGCGCTTTGTATTTTTTAACATCGACTTCGCCTACTATTTTCAAGCCATTTTTTTCTAAAATCCCGCGAACAATATCTTCAAATGCTTCGTCGGATATATTGCCTGTATCGTCTAAACGCACACCGTTGTATTTATCAAATACTTCGCCGCCACCTTTATGTGGATTGCTTTCACCATTATAGCCGATTTCGTAGGCACGTTGAGCACTGGCTTCTGGTTCAATGGGTAATTCTTCAAATGTTATTTTTTTTGCTACTTCATTATAGACAGATGTCTTCTTCTTTTTCGTACTGCGCTTTTCCTTTGTTTCTTTTGATTTGGCGGTTTTACCACCATTGAAAAATCGACGCATACCACCTAACATTTCTTCTACTTTCTCGCCTACTTTTTCACCGACTTTCTCCATCACATTTTTGGCTCGTTTTGTTCCAACTGCTACTCCCGATTTTTTGGCGTTTACAAATCCAAAAGGGTTGCGTGTAATGGTTAATTTATTACCACTATATTGAACATAATCATAGGTGCGAAAATTTGCTTTCTCAAACATATTCAAAATGGAATCGGTATTTACTTCATCGGTTGTTTCGACTTTTAATGAAAACGTCCATGTCTTAATATACCCACGTAAAATGTTAAATAAAATGCCGATTTCGTTTGGATAGTTGATGATCGGTGTGCCGGTTAATAATACAATACGTGCGTTTTTAGCGTCCATTAAATATTGATACATCAAATAAGGCAATGTTTTGGGTTTTTTTATTTTATTCACAATGCGACTAACGAAATTGTGGGCTTCATCAATAACGACTACAGAATTATCAAATGGATTGCGTGAAAAACCGCCGGTCAAGGTAGCCAAACCCTTCATATTGATACCATTATAATTGATATCGGTATATTTGGTGCGTATCATTTCATTCAATTGTTCATCAATGAGTTTCTGTTCACTCGCGGTTTTATCGGAAAAATTGGAAGGTTTTTTTACATCGACTAACCAAGCTCCGCCGTGAGTGCGAATATATTCACTTGATAAAGAAAGGGCTTTGGATAAAATACCGATATATTCTGGTTTTCCTTCAATCGATACAAATTCCCAATATTGATTTTTCTTATATAACTGGTCGCCGCATTTTTTCAATTCACTGAAAAAATTCATTTTCAATGATGCGGGGGTCATAATAAATACCCGTTTATCTGTTTTCATGCCCTCAGCAATCGCAATCGAACTACAGGATTTACCACTACCTAAACCATGATATAACAATAACCCACGATAAGGAGTATATAAATTCAAATAATCCAAGATTACACGTTGGTGAGTTAATAGAGTGAATTCATCATCGGAACGTTTATCACAAGAAATGTCTTTGGTAGCATCTTCCAAATCTTTTTTGTAAGGTTTTAACAAATCCATCATTTTTTGAACATATATTTTGCGATTGTTCATATAATAGGTAGGAGCACGAATCGTGGTTTTGCCCATTTTTTGTGGTAATCGTTCACTAATCAATTGTTCTTTGATTTTGGCGGTGGTCAAATCAATATGAACGGGGGTTGGTTCATTGTCTTTTATTTTCAATTTCAATTTACGTGGTTTTTTCGCTTCCGCGGTTTTTTCAGCAACAATCGGTTTCACTTTTGTGGTAGGTTCATCCGCAATATCGGCATCAATATCGGTAATTTTGATTTTTTCAACGATTTCTTCAGGTTCTCTATCCTCGTCTTCCGAAATGATTTTGGATAATTCTTTCATTTCTTTGTCCATCGTTTCATCGGTAATGGGTGTCTCATCAGCATCACCAAGAAAATCTCTAGCAATACCTGCATAATCATCATCATCGTCGTCGCTACTGCCGAAATCAATATCAATTGACGCTTTGTCTAAATGCTTTTCTACTGTCTCATTGTCTTTAATAATAACTCTTTTCTTCTTTTTCAAAGGTTCTCCGATAGGAGTGATGTCTTCTACTACTTCCGGGGCGGTTTCCTTATCTTTTTGGACAACGACTCTAAATGGTAATTTCTCTAATAATTTATCGAAAACAATATCACGATTGAAATGAAGATTACGTTTATCTACAATTTTCTGTTTTATTTTTTGTTCCACTTGCTTTTTCTCTTTTTCTTTATCTTCATCAATGAGTTCTTCTTCGCCCTCGGGTTCTCCATGGGCTTCTACTTTTTTAGCTTTTTCTACTAATTCTAATTTGTCAGCAGGAATATTACTTGTTATTTTAATATGTATATGTTGAAACGATTTGGCTTTTGGTTTTTTTTGTAAATGTTCTAACTGTTTATACATATAATAATTTCTATTATATTATATTGGGATAAAAAACTAAAAAGCGTTCGGTAAATCATAAAAATCGGGATTTCCATAAAACAAATAAGAAAACATTCGTTGCGGCGTCCCTACGTGAACCCCATTGTCCGACCCTCTCGCCGTTCTTATATTTTCTTTTTGTGTTAAATCTGATAAAATCGGAAACATACAAGAGAACCGTTTCTGTCCTCTTCGTAAAAAAAGAGGTAAAGAATTGTCTTTGTTCAATATTTTATTGAAATTTTGATAATATTGTAAATGTGGTATATCTTCGGTATGTGTTATTTTCATTTGTATTCTTAAATTATCATCTTTTTCATTGATACAACCGACATGTATTAAATTGGCATTGAAAATAATTACATCTCCCTTATTACAAGGTAAATTCACTACTTTATCTACAAAATTCATATGGTTCTCGTTCTTGTTTTTATGACTTTCGGGTATTACACCTAAACATTTTTCCATATCTTCTAAATATATCAACATCGTATATGACGGGTAGCGCTGTTTTTCATTGAAAAAGTCGCCATTATTGTCTCGATGACATGTATGAACCACCGATTTTTTAATTATCCAAATGTAATCTTGAAAAATATATGGAGAACCTAGGTTTTTTTGGATGGTCCTCAACAATCGAGGATGTTTCAATAATTTTCGTTTTATATCTTCGTATTTTTCATTGGTAGAATCATTGATATATTCGGCGATTTCTTCCGGTTTTATGATATTTTTGAAGATTTGAACCCCCTCATGATGTAGGGTATAATTATCCGCATTTTCCTCAATAATGTCTTTGTAAAAAAAGAGATAGAGAATAAGACAAATAAGAAGAATTGAGAATAGTATTATTAAATTTCGCTTGGTAATCATATACTAAATGGAAATATAATGTATATTCCTTAGCATAAACCTTACATTAGTAATTACAAGTTTCATCATTGTAATTATTATACATTTTGTTTTTCAATACACAATTCAACAACATCATTCAATATAGGAATCGCATCGGCATTGGTATATTTGAAACAAATATTCTGAACATCTGCCGGTGAAATAACATAATCCACCATTTTCTCGATATATATTTTATACTCTTCGCATTCGCAATCAATATCGCGTATTTTCGACAACATTTCTTTGATAATACCTATAGAAGCCAATTTGAATTCTTGATGAAAATCGATACGACCGGAACGAGTGAATGCGGGGTCAATATTTTCCAAATGATTGGTGGTGAATATAACCATTGCGTTGTGTAATTCAATGATACCGTCTAATACATTCAACACACATTCCAATGTTAATTCGTCTTCTAGTTTTTTATCAAAGATATTTAATGTATCGATTTCTTTTAATATTTTGATTTGTTCTTCACTCGATTCTTGTTTTTCATATTTATCAATCATTGAATGTAATCGGTTATCATCACATGTTCCGCATGGTTTAGATACTCTACTTTTCAATATTTCACTATTGTTTGCGTCAAAATCTTCGAAAATAAAACACAATTCGCTGATTGAATATTTTTTATCATTTATTTTCGTATTTCGAAAGAGACTACAAAAGTCTTTACACGTTTTTAATTTCGACCATGATACAACTACACCGTGTCGACCAGTACGATTCAATATTCCGCGAATAGTACAGGATTTACCGCAACCAGGTGGTCCACGCAATAACATGGATGCTTTGAATGTAACCCCCGCTTCTTCGTATTCTTTTTCAAAACAAGATTTTTCTTCGGTTTTATTCACTTTGAATTTATCGACATATTCAATCAATTTCTCTTTCCCTTCAAAATAAATATTTTTGTCTAGTAATTTATTACTTTTGAAGGGATATTCGTGATATTGTAATTTAATTTTATCATAATCGTCTTTGTATGTTCCATTATATTCGAAAATCATTTGCGTTTTTTTATCTACTACATCTGTATTGTATGTATTTACGCAATTCGATACAAAATCATTCAACACCTGATATTTATTTTTCTCGGGAATGGATAATTTATAACTATGAATGATATAGTGATTTTTTGATTTTTCTTTTTCGTCCGTTGAATTTTCTTCGTGAATACTGATTTCAATATAAATATTATGGATAGGACAAAGTAATATTTTTTGATTATATTCGGGCATCAATATATAATCTGTGCTTTCTTCATTGCCGTATATATCGAATTCTAATTTCAATGATTCTTTGAAATTATAAATCTCTTTTATATTATGAGTTAGTAAATAATGAGTGATTGCCTGGAATTTTTCACTATATAAAATATGAATAATTTGTTTGCTTCCCGCATAACCTGTATTATATACTTTTCGGTGCCCTTGGACAGTCAAAGAACTGATATTATATATATAATAATGATTGATACATTGCTTGGCTTTTTCTTGAATCATCGGCATCGAATATAATTGATATAAAAAATAAAAAAAAATCAACCACAGTATGGTAGAATCATTTAATTTTGTAGAGAATTCATTCAATATTTTTGTATATAAGGATACTTGTATTATTTGAAGCGCGTCAATCATTAATAGTCATTCATAAATAATATTTATATATTTTACAAATATTATTTTATTTTTCAAAATGTATTGAGATATCGTATGGCTTCATCGCAAGCAATTTGCTCGGCCTTCTTTTTGATTTTATGAACACCTCCACCCAAATAAATAAACACTTTGCCGTGAATAGACATATATTGATGTATATCTCCATATGATTTAAATTTAGTGATAGGCATTGAACGAACATGGGCTACTCCATGAACCGGTTGCCCTAGACACAGATAAACACCCATACGATAACCCGTATCTTGATTATGTTCTTCGCATTCCATATAATACGGGGTAACTTTGAATTCTTTTTGTATTTTCACTTGTAATATATTTTTAAAATTATCGTCATTTTTTATTAAATTAATCCAGTCTACGTGTTTTTCAAACACATTTTCTACAAAGATTTGGACCATTTGAAACCCCGGTCCAGTTACAAATATATTTTTGAACCAACCGCCTTCATCTTCGACTGATATTTTATTAAAATCTAAAAACATCGCACCAATGAAGGCTTCAAACAAACAACCTAATTTTTTTAAATTGGTGCGTGTTTGTTTTGATTCGGCGTGCTTCGATAATACAAACCAATTATGTAGGCCCATATCGTATGCTATTTTACCGATTGCCTCATTTTTTACCAATGCTATTTTTTTTTCAGTCATAAAACCCTCATTTTCTTTGGGAAAACGGCGATATAGATAATATTTAGTAATACATTCCAGAACACCGTCGCCTATAAATTCCAATCTTTCATTTGATTTAGTGAATAAGGGTAAACAATCATCGGGTTTAGGCGTAATGATAATATTATTCAATTCATTTTCTAAATTGGGTCGCTTGATATATGACCGATGAATAAATGAGCGTTTATACAATGTCCAATTATGAATGGGGGTATGAATTCCATAGTTGCGTAATAAAATTTCGACTTCATTTTGAGAAATCATTTTATTTAGCGGATTATAAGGATCGAAAATATATGTTTCGACGCCATTTTGGTTTTTTTCTACGCGAATGTCGTCGTCCATATTCATGTTATTCGTCAAATAATATGAATCAACTATTATATTATACAATCAATTTTTTATGTACTTTTGGAAATATATTTATCCATAATTATTTTTATAGAAAAATATATTTAGTAAATATATATCATAGATATGCCTTTATACAACGCCGCAACGAGAGCAAGAAATGCTACAAGTATTAGTAATCAAAATCAAGGTGGAGGTTCAAAGAAAGCCGGTTTCCCACAACAAGTTGGTAGAACAAGTGCTGTAAGTGTAGCATTCCACATGACTGACCCTGCTTGTGGACACTGCTGTAAATTATCATCATTCAGTACCAATCTTTTCCCATTAGCTCGCTTTTCTAGACCAATTGGAACAATGCCTGGTGCAAACCGTGCTAAGTTTCTATAAATAATATAATTTATTAAAACAATATAATGGTTTTCATAGAATCATTATATTATTTGCGCAGTATGAAAGTCATTATTGATGAGAGAGAGCGAGAACTTTATGAAAAATGTTATGGAATCGTTCATTCCAATGGAACCTACGTGGTTTTATCCAAAGAAGTATTGGCGTTGGGGGATATTTTTATAACTACCGATGAAGACAAACATGTTCTCATTATTGAACGAAAAACATTGTCGGATTTATTGGCGAGTATTAAAGATGGACGTTATGAAGAACAATCCTATCGTTTAACCCATTCGAGTAATATGCCGCCTCATTCTATTTTATACATTATTGAAGGACAATTTTCGCAATTACGTAGCAATATGGAGAAGAAGATTGTGTATTCGGCGATCACTTCTCTGAATTTTTTCAAAGGGTTTAGTGTAATACGCACGAATAATTTAACAGAGACCGCCGAACAAATCGTATGGATGGCTGAAAAAATAGAACGCAATTTTCTTCGTTGTGTCTTTCCTTATTACTTACAACCACAATATTGTAAATATATGCAGATGCCCGAACCACCGGCAAATGCTCATGTAGATAAAATAGAAGAGGATGGGGAAGAAAGACCTCGAGTATCTGTTTTAGAAAATATAATGAATCCAACCGCTAGAGTAGGTGAAATGTTTACCGTTCCACCCGAGAACCTCCCTCCACCTACTGAAATTACCAGTGCGAATTATTGTACAGTGGTTAAAAAAGTGAAGAAGGATAATGTGACACCGGAAAATATAGGAGAAATTATATTGTGTCAAATCCCCGGAATTAGTGCGGTGACTGCTATGGCGGTTATGAAAAAGTTTGGTACCTTTCCAAATTTAATCAAAGAATTACAAACTAATCCACAATGTTTAGAGGATATACAATGTGATACAAAGGGTAAGATGCGAAAAATCGGCAAAAATTGTGTGGAAAATATCAAAAAATATTTATTACAAGGCCCGATGAATTCGTAAAATATAAGATAATATAGTCTTTCTATATTGTATTATGGAAGACGGTATTGAACAAAGCACCTCTATGTTGTTAGAAATCATTCGCAAAACAAAAGAAAAGGAAAAAGAACAAGAAAAAACGAAATAATTTACGTTTTATTCAATATTCCCCTCCCACTCATAGGTTCGGGTTATATAATATCTTTTGGTTGAGAAAAACCAGTAGGAATACTAGGGTCATAATAACCACGTGGTTGAAATAACACTGGTTTGGTAATATTGTTCTCTTCATATTTGCCGATATCAATCATATGTTGTGTGAAGGAAACGCCGCCCCAATTGGTATCCATTGGATTATCACTTTCCCCTTGTAATTTGGTGGAATCATGAATTTTATCCAAATCAGTATATGTTCCAATATGTAATCCCAACGGGTCAAATCCAGCATAATTATTTTGATTGTATGGTTTGTTTGCGCGGTTTGCGTCAACTACCGGAACAGGAACAGGCATACCATTGGAATCTTCTTTGTATAAATTTGTAGTGGTAGGTAATCCGCCTTGTAAATCGAAGGGATTAGGTCTGACCCTATAAATAAATTGACCCTGTGCGTTGTTCTCTTGTTGTAAAAATAAAACGGGACAACTTATACCATTTTTCTTTTGTATTTCTAAATAGTTGATATATTCATCTAAATTATAAAACGGTAAAGGATTTTTATTTTCAATAATAGGTAAGTTGGTATTATATAATAAAATAACGTTTCCTTTACGAACTAATAAATTAGGGCATCCACTGGTTTCGTCTTGTTCAGGGGTAGCTCCGCGTTTATTCATTAAAGTTTCCATATCTTTCTTGTTATACATTATAAAATAGATACCCGCTAAAAAGGCGACTAATAAAAATAATTGAAATAAAATTCTAATACTTTTCATTTAGACTAATTCGTATAATAAATGCCGAGAAAAAACTATCATCATTTCTTTTGAATTAAAATATCTATATTTAGTATATATATGAAACATACACGAAAACAACACAAACATAAGCCAGTTATCATTGGATTAGTATATGCGAATTGGTGCGGACATTGTAAAACATTAAAACCTGAATGGGAAGCTTTCAAATCCGCTGTAAAAAAAGACCGCAAATTATCTGAGAAATGTGGTGTATTTGAAGTAGAAGATAGTGATAGTATGAAATCCGCCAAATTAGCAAAAATGAATAAAAGAATAAAAGGAGGTGAAATACAAGTCAATGGTTTTCCTACATTATTTAAAATATCCGGTGCTGGAGTAGAATATTTCCAAGGCGGAGAACGTAATACGTCTACCTTATTAGAATGGGCAAAACAACCCGCTCCTTATTCGGGAGGTAATCATAGAAACAAAACGGCAAAGAAATCACGCAAAAATTACAAAAAAAATTGAAACTAATAATATTATATTTCCATAGAGTAAATATAATAACCCAAAAAAATCTAAACGCTATTTCACATATATTACAATGACTACATTGAATGAACCGGTTAAAAAAATTATCAAACCGAAAATCATCACCAAATCATTTCGTCTTATTGATTTTCACATTTATGATGAAAAATTAGTCAATGAAATTGTGGATGAACAACAACCGAAATATAAAAAGAAAACCGATGATTTACAATTTATCATTCAAATGTTTGGGGTAAATGAAACCGGCGAAACCTGCTGTATTTATATCCAAGATTACAAACCATTCTTCTTCGTGAAAGTAGGTGAAAATTGGGAAGATTCTACTGTATCGTTGTTTTTAAAAGACATACGTGATAAATTAGAAGAACAATATCGACCATCCATTTTATCCGCCGAGTTAGTGGAATACAACAAATTGTATGGATTCTCTGCTGGAACAAAGGATAAATTCGTTAAATTCACTTTCAAAAATACGTGCGTCATGAACAAAGTCAAAGGTTTCTGGTATCAATATATTACCATCGCAAAAACCGGAAATACGGAACGACGCCCCAATCCTTATACGTATAAAGGTGTAAAATTGGAATTATATGAAAGTAATATTCCGCCATTATTGCGATATTTTCATATTCATAATATGAGTCCATCTGGATGGGTTTCTATCCAAACCAATCGCTGTAAAAAACCGGCGGTAAATACAACGACATGTACCTATGAATATATATGTAATATTAATCATGTGAAACCATTGGCGGATAAGGAAGAACGTGTTCCTTATAAAATATGTAGTTTTGATATTGAAGCCAGTAGCAGTCATGGTGATTTCCCAATGCCGATTAAAACATACAAACGATTGGCTATGAATATCGTAGATATTTTTATCAAACAAATCCAATTCTTAGATAAGACCAAGTCAAAAACATTGTTGGAAAAAATTACATTGGCTGCGTTCGAATATGCTCGTTTCGATGATGTAGATATTGTATATCCTAAAAGTAAACCATCCGAAGAAATATTACGTAAATTAATAAAAATATTCATAAATGAAAGTATAGAAAAAGCGAAACAAGCAAATATAGACGAAGATAATTCACATCTACTGACGATCGATACGATGTTTGAACAATTGAAAGAATTAGAAGCACAAGGAGGAACCGGCGAGAATGATGATGACGATGATGAGGTTCAACCGGAAGTAGTACCAGCATATTCGTATGGAAATAAAAAACAGAAACAAACAAAAATAGAAAAGGGTTCATCAATCATCGACGTTTTATTGAGCGAAAATTATGACCGCGATGAAAAAATACAAATAGCGAATGAAATATTAACTCGATTATTTCCGCGATTAGAAGGAGATAAAGTTACCTTTATCGGTTCAACCTTTCTACGATATGGTGAAGCCGAGCCCTATTTAAATCATTGTTTAGTATTGGGTTCTTGTGATGCGGTTCCGGGTGCGGAAATAGTGTCGGTTGAAGATGAATGTGATTTGTTATTGAAATGGACGGAAGTCATACAAAAAGAAAATCCCGACATTATTATTGGATACAATATATTTGGGTTTGATTATGAATTTATGTTTCGTCGCGCACAAGAAAATCGTTGTGAAAGAGAATTCTTATTATTGTCGCGTAAAAATCAAGAATTATGTGCGAAATTATCCAAAGACGGCGTTATTGAAATTGAAAATACGAAATTAGTCATAGCGAGTGGTGAGTATGACTTGCGATTTTTCAAAATGTCGGGGCGCTTACAAATAGATATGTATGCGTATTTCCGGCGTGATTTCAATTTGTCGTCTTATAAATTGGATGATGTCGCAGCGCAATTCATTAGTGATGATGTGAAACGATTTGAACATGTATATGATACAACCTATGGTGAAGTAACCGAATTATTCAGTCAAAACCTAACGGGATTGCGTGTAGGCGATTATATTCATATTGAATTGACTGGATTTACTGCGGATTATTATAAAAATGGTAAAAAATTCAAGGTATTACAGATCGATAAAAATCGCGAAGTCGCCGAAACAATCAAAGGAAAAGAAGTGGTAAATAAATATAATGTAATTACGATTGAAGGACACGAACAATTTGATAAAACAAAGTCGATTAAATGGGGAACTGCTAAAGATGATGTAACTCCCCAAGATATTTTCCGATTATCAAAAGGCACTTCCGCAGACCGCGCGGTAGTTGCGAAATACTGTATTCAGGATTGTAATCTGGTTCATCACTTGATGAATAAAATCGATGTAATTACGGGTTATGTGGAAATGTCGCGTATTTGTAGTGTCCCCATTAGTTTCTTAGTTTTCCGTGGTCAAGGTATTAAATTGACGAGTTATGTCGCGAAAAAATGTCGTGAAAAAAATACGCTGATGCCTGACTTAGAAAAAACAGAGGGCGGAGATGGATATGAAGGCGCGATTGTATTACCGCCCAAATGTTCGATGTATATGGATAATCCAGTCGCCTGTGTAGATTATTCGTCGCTATATCCTTCTTCGATGATTAGTCAAAATTTATCACACGATAGTAAAGTATGGACAAAAGAATATGATTTGAAAGGCGAGTTGGTTAGAATTACAGGTGAACGAGATAAAAAAGGCAATTTCATTTATGATAACTTACCAGGATATGAATATATTGATTTGGAATTTGATACCTATCGGTATATTCGTAAAACGCCTACCTCGCGGGCGGAGAAAACGATATCGGGAAAAATGATTTGTCGTTGGGCACAATTTCCCGATGGTAAAAAAGGAATTATGCCTTCGATTTTAGAGGAATTATTAAAAGCGCGTTCGGATACACGTAAAATGATAAAAACTGAAAAAGACCCCTTTATGCAAAATATATTGGACAAAAGACAACTCGGTTATAAAGTGACTGCGAATTCTTTATATGGTCAATGTGGTTCAAGAACTTCCACATTTTATGAAAAAGATATTGCGGCGTCGACTACCGCAACGGGTCGTATGATGATTATCTATGCTAAGAAAATTATAGAAGAAGTGTATGGCGATAGGGTGTATGAAACTGCTGTTCATGGACCGGTAAAATGTAATGCGGAATACATATATGGAGATAGCGTAGCGAATTACACTCCGATTTATGTAAAGATAAATAATATATTTGATATATGCACGATTGAAAATCTATCTGAAAAATATGGAAATGGATTATGGAAAACTTGTATAGAAGAAGGAAAACAAGAAAAAGAATATTGCGAACTAACGGATCTAGAAACCTGGACCGAAAAAGGTTGGACCAAATTATATAGAATTATTCGCCATAAATTAGCATCGCATAAAAAAATGATTAGAATTCTTACTCATACTGGATTAGTAGATGTTACAGATGATCATTCGTTAATTCAATTGAATGGCGAAGAAATTTCACCAAAAAATGTGGATATTGGAACAGAACTATTACATCATCATTTACCTATCATAGAAACTATAAATAATTCAGAAATAACAGTAGAAGAAGCACGGGTAATGGGTTTCTTCTTCGGAGATGGAAGCTGTGGAAATTATAATTGTAAATCAGGAAAAAAAAGTTCTTGGGCATTAAATAATTCATGTCCATTCATATTGGAACGTTATTTAGAACTATGTAAAAAGGCATATCCTACATTTGATTGGGTTATCATGGATACAATGGAAAGTTCAGGCGTATGTAAAATAGCACCAAGATGTAATATTTATAGTTCAATATCAAATTTTGTCAAAGAATACCGTGGTAAAATATATTCAAACGATTCTAAAGTTATTCCAAACGAGATATTGAATGGAAATGAATTAATAAGACAAGCATTTTGGGACGGATTATATGATGCTGATGGAGATAAAGACGCAAAAGGATATGTTAGAATTGACCAAAAAAATCAAATTAGTGCGGCGAATATTGCTTGGCTAGCGTCAAGTCTAGGATGGAAAACATCTATAAATACTCGCAAAGATAAAGCAAACATTTATAGAATAACAATGACTAAAAAAACGCAACGAAAAAATCCAAATGCAATCAAACGATTACATGAAATACCATATGAAGGATATGTATATGACTTAACTACTGAAAATCATCATTTTGCGGCTGGTATAGGCAATATGATTGTTCATAATACGGATTCGGTATTCTTCACATTCAACCTAGAAAATTCACAAACCGGAGAAAAAATAAGAGGAAAATCCGCTTTAGAAATGACGATAGAGATAGCACAAGATGCTGCGAAATTGTGTAGTCAATGGTTGAAATCACCGATGGAATTATCTTATGAAAAAACGTTGATGCCGTTTATTATATTATCAAAAAAGCGTTATGTAGGTATGTTATATGAAGAAGACCCGAATAAAGGTAAATTGAAATATATGGGTTTATCATTAAAACGCCGTGATTCGTGCGATTATTTAAAAGATGTGTATGGAGGTATATTGAACATATTGATGAAAGAGAATAATATAAAAAAAGCGATGGAATTTTTGAACCATTCCTTATTAGAGTTAGTGAACGGCAATGTATCGATGGATAAATTAGCGATTACCAAGGCTTTGCGAAGTGATTATAAAAATCCGAATCAAATCGGACATAAAGTATTGGCGGACCGTATAGGCAAACGCGACCCAGGAAATAAACCAAAACCAGGAGATCGTATGAAATTCGTATTTATTATTAATAACAATCCCAAAGCCTTAATGGGTGATAAAATAGAAACGCCCGAATTCATTATTGAAAATAAATTACAAATCGATTATACACATTATATTACCAATCAATTGATGAAACCATTACAGCAATTGTTCGGTTTGGCGGTAGAGCAGATGTGGGAAATCGACGGTAAAATGTCGCAAATCAAAGCATACAAGAAGGACATTTTAAAAATACAACAGGATTATCCGAATTATGAGGAATTTACAAAGAAAAAAGAAAAATATTGTTCGGCCAAAGTGAAGGTATTATTATTCGATAAAATACTTACTCGTATTTACAATGAGAAAAATAAAATTCAAACATTATCTTCCTTCTTTACGAAATTGAATTGAATCGCGTAAAATATTTAGAATAATAGGCGACGTATTTTATTTAGAACAATTTTTTTGTTTATATAGTGTATATTCATAAAATGAATTGGTTCATCGCACTTTACTTAGCTATTCTTTTCTTTGTTCTTTCTCCCGGTGTCCTTTTAAGACTACCAAAGAACGGTTCTAAATTCACAGTTGCTGGTGTTCACGCATTAGTTTTCGGTGTCGTCGCATTCTTCACATGTAAATTCGTATGGAATTTATCCCGCAGATTTGGTGTAGAAGGAATGGAAGGTAAACAAGAACTCGCTGTCGAAGAAGCATGCAGCGGTCCTAACTGCCCAAAAAAGAAATAAACACTTCACATAAATATTCGTATACACATATACGAATATTTCAAAAGTTTATACATTCGATTCAGAATTGAAATAATACCCTGAGTTATCACTATAATACATAATTGGTAATTCGAATGTCTGCGTGAAATTATAGGAAGCATCAAACAAAGAAGGTTCTATGTGATTATTTACGTAATCGGTTATAATATTCATTAAATTACTAGATAATGTATTCGTAAATTGATTATGTCCGGTATTTGTCGTTGGAGTATGATTGATAGAATTGTCGGTTGCCTCTTGATATACTGGTTCTATCGTTTCTTCGTATTCAGAATCAGATTCTGGTTCTTCAACAACATTATTCGAAATATCTGTCGTATTTCTCGGTATATAAGTACGAATATCATATCTACATACAGGGCAACGCACATTACGCTGAAACCAATTCCGCAATGCGTGTTCTTTGAAAATATGGCCACAATGTCTTATTCTACATATCTGTTCGCCCTCGGTAAATTCATCAAGCGTAATGGGACAATTCATATTATTATATTCATTTTCAGAATAATAATCAATCATTTGCGTAGCATTGGCAATTTGTTGTTCAGATGGATGAACAATTACATCTTCAAATACACGATTTCGATTTGGCGATAATACATAAGATAATAAAGTGGAAGGAGTAAAATGGTGTTGTCGAGAATGGCGCGTGAATTCACGCTGTGGAATTTGTTGCGGTATATGCTGTGGTATATGTTGCGAATAGTTCATTTGTGGAGATACGGGGGGAACTCTTTCTCGCATCGTTGAACGACTATTATTCATCATTATATCTAAAAACAAACGCATATTTACGTTATATTCATGTATATTATTATTGTATTCAGCCATGACCGCATATATAGATTGATCCGATCGTTCCACATTGCGGTCGGGTTCTCGAGTAGGTTGGCGTGGTGCGGGACCACCTCTATGGTTTGAACGTATATCGTTGATATTCGGGTATTGCCTCAATAATTCATCGGCAAAATTCATCATTTCTGTGTCGAATTCATATACATTATAAAATTGATTACTCATTACAAATTATAAATAGTATAAAGATATATGTTTATATAATATTTATACTAAATAAATAATGGATTTGTCGAAATATTACAAAAAAGGATACACTGGAATAGATAATTTGGGTAATACCTGTTTTCTGAATTCTTGCTTACAAGTATTGAATCACACCTATGAATTAAACGAAATATTGAATTCATCTAATCATTTGAAAGCCAATATTCCCGATCGAAGTATTTTGAACGAATGGAATGATTTACGTGGCGTAATGTGGAGTGGAAATGGTATTGTATCGCCCAATAAATTCGTTCATAATGTCCACGAAATTGCTAAAATCAAAGGTAAAGAAATCTTTACCGGATGGACACAAAATGATATGCCTGAATTTTTATTATTTATGATTGACTGTTTTCATAATAGTTATGCACGTAGTATCAATATGCGCATCAATGGTAAAACCGAAAATACGGTAGATGAAACCGCGATTCAATGTTATGGAATGCTGAAAACCATCTATGCGAAAGAATATTCAGAAGTGATGGATTTATTTTATGGAATATATATGTCCGAAATTATTTCAAAAGACGGCCGTCGTAAATTAGCAGTGAAACCAGAACATTATTTTATATTAGATTTACCAGTATTGGATAATAATATTTTAGCAGCCAATATTTATGATTGTTTCAATATGTTTTGTAAAACCGAAATATTAGAAGGGGAAAACGCGTGGTTTAATGAAAAAACCGGCAGTAAAGAAGATATTAAGAAACAATTCGCCTTTTGGAATTTTCCAAAAGTGCTGGTCATATCATTAAAACGATTTTCACCCGACGGTACACAAAAATTAAATAGTTTAATTGATTTCCCCATTGAAAATTTAGATTTATCGCCATATGTTAGAGGTTATAATGCGTCATCATTTAAATATGATTTATATGGAGTATGTAATCATATGGGCGGTGTGATGGGTGGTCATTATACCGCATTCGCGAAACACGCCGAAAATACATGGATACATTTCAATGATAATAGTGTAGAAATCGTAGATGACCCCAAGAAAATAATAACCCCTTTGGCGTATTGTTTGTTTTATCGTAAAAAAAATAACTTATTATAATATATTATACATTAATGGAAAATATAAATAAAGTATTGGAAAATTTGGAAGATACACAAGGAAATACTTCTGATACCGCAACCACAAAAACAGAAGAAACTACCGAGACTTCCAATGATACCAAATTAATAGATAGTATCTTTAGCACATCGAATTTAATTTTAGTAGCATGGTTTTTAGGCGTATATTTTGTTGCTTATTTTTTGTTAGGTTTTTTCTTCAAAAGTAATAGTCCAGGTACGGATAGTAATTTAACAAGAACCATCGATATTTTGATGTTGTCTTGTTTTGTCATTGTAATTATGGCGACTTATTATTCAATGAACGATTATCAAAAGGAAAATTATTTAACCATTATATGGGGTAGATTTGTAAAATTCTTGAATGCTCCTATTTCTATCATAGAAGTTACTTCTTTTATCGTTATTTTTTACACTATTGTTTATTTATTCCGTTTTCCAATGACCGCTGAAACGAAACCCATGTCGATTATATTTATAGAAGGTATTGCTTGGGTTATCTTTATCGCGATTGCGATTATTGATTTTTTCAAATATATATTAAATATTTCAATCGTAGATTTATTAAAATCTATTTTCGGAGAAGTTCCAGAAGAACCTGAAAATCAAGAAGATAATAGTGTTCAAAAAGATGAAGTGTTCAATATTTCCAATAATTTATACACATATGATGATGCTCAAGCTGTATGTGGAGCATACGACGCTCAATTGGCTACCTATGACCAAGTAGAATCGGCATATGAGGGAGGCGCGGAATGGTGTAATTATGGTTGGTCAGATGGTCAAATGATATTTTTCCCTACTCAAAAAGCAACCTGGGATAAATTACAAAAAACAAAAGATCATAAAAACAATTGCGGTCGCCCTGGGGTGAATGGTGGATATATTGGTAATCCATATTTGAAATTCGGTGTAAATTGTTATGGAAAGAAACCAAAAGCATCCGACGCGGATATCGCACGTATGAATGCGCAAAAGGGATATGTATATCCAAAAAGTAAATCGGATATTGATTTAGAAAACAAAATAAAATATTGGAAAGAGAATGCGGATAAATTATTGAAAATAAATTCATTCAATACAAGTAGATGGTTTGAAAGTTGGACGGGTAGTGTAAGTGGTAATACAGTTGTCTGAGGAAATACCTTGGCTAAATAATAATATTTATGTCGACAAAGATAAATATTATTCTACATTCTTTTTGGTTTTATTTATCACGGTATTTCGCTTACGAGTATTATTTGTTTTTTCGCTATCGCCGCGCATAACAGAAACTAAATTCAATAAATTATCAAAATGGTCATTTTCGAGAAATTCGGCCTCTTTTTCATTTGTTTTACGAGAACCACCTTTAAATAATGTATTGAATTCTTTATTTACATATAATCCTAAAGGAATGGATAAATGTTCAAAACGTGATAATCCTAATTCTTCTTTTGTTTTTGAACCTCCTAGCATTTCTATATTTGGTAGGTTCTCTTGTAATATTTTTGTAATTGGATATCCACCCTTCATTTCATTTTCAGTATGGTTGAATATTATATTTTCGCCGTGTGATTTTGCGTATTCTATCATTTATAATATAATGATACAATATTTTCATATTTTTGACTAAGAGAACTAAAAAAGTTATAAAACTTATAAATAATTTTCGTATTCATTATTAGTAGAAATATAAATATTATGTATGACGTGTGCGAACTTAAATGTTCAAAGGTGTACATATGTGTTATATGTAAATAAATAGATGATAAGAATTACAATACAAATTTTAGTTGGGCGTCATAATATTCCTTGTTTTTTTCATACTCACATTTCATAAAATAATTTTCATTCACGAATTTCATTATTTTATTCGCAACGTCAATACTTTTCAGTGTATCATGATAATAGCACGACATATAATAATAAAATAGAATGGCAAAATAGATAGATTCATTCATCTCTATTTCATAATTCTCATAAGATTTTAAGACTTTTTCACAACAATCACTACATTCGCGATGATAACCAAAAGAGAAATAGTTTTTTATAATACAATTCAAAATATATTCTATATTATGATTGATATGAACGAAATTATTCATAATATCACTATAATCACCGTATGACCTAACGATATCATCATAATATTTATCTAATATTTCTAAATAAAACATTTCTTCACCATGTCCGTATCCCAAACGAGTCGTAATAATAAATATATTTTTCAAATCATTCATTATTTTTATACCTATATCTTTACCTACTGTAAAGAATGAACCACAGACTACCCATCTATATTGACTATAATATTCACGCAAATGTTTAGATTTTATATATTTTTTATCAACCACATTTAATATTTGAATATGCATTTTATCGGTAGCATTTGTCAATGCACGCATTAACATATTTGATTTATAATCCGTACATATTTTGGAAAAATTCTTTCCGACGTTCGAATCTATCCATCCAAATTTACTGGTATGAAATGGATTTTTATGAATTGCATGTAATACAAAATCGAATTTGCTACAACATATTAGATGACTTTCCGCACATGTCCTCTCATCCTTGGTTGGATGATATTTTATTCGGTTTGATTTTACTATATCAACATATTTATATACGTCTAATTCAGTAAATTCTGTTATGACATACTGGGTCAAATGTGATAATTTATAACTATCACGAATATTGTAAATGACATTATATAATTCATTATCAGTGAATATGACGAGAAAACAAGGAGTTTCTAATAAACTTCTCATATTTTCTATGGCAGCAAATTTATTACGACAATTATTGTTATATCTAGTTAAATCATAACAAGCAGTTACAAGCGTACAATCGGGAACCATTTTATTTTTATTCTAATTATTATAATATAGTTAGAATAATTATTCTTTATTATGTAATTTATCATATTATTTATTTTGTGCGAACTTAAATGTCCAAAGGTGTAATTTCAATTTTATATGAAATATATTATTTTTATATTATGCTATATCTTATATTTGATAACAAAAGAAGGGAAGGGGGTCGTAGGGGTAGAATTCCTACCCGTAGGTTTCCCTACCCTACATTCGTTTCAATTCTTGAACCACTGTTATTTCACGCTTTTCTTTCAAATATTGTATAATATAATCCACATGGCTTTTATCCGGTATGATTTCACTCAAACATTTTTCAATATAACCATAATTTAAAGATGAATATTCTTTTTTTTCCACCATCTTAAGTTCTCCATTGGAAATATTAATTTTCTTATTCGCCAAATTATTTTCATTCATATATTTACAAATATCATTTTCAGCAGCATTCTTCATTTCCCGTAATTTTTTCGTTTTTTCATTTATTATTTTCAATTGGCTATCTATGGTCGCCCAACGCTGAACATTCTCAATAAATTGGTTCTTGGGTGTTTTTATAATAGTATCCATTGGTATACTATTATATGATTTATTTTCTACTTTTTCTGGAACGCGAGTTCTTGGCTGTCTTTCTGCGGGATTTTCCGCCAACTGCTGGTTCTTCAACCTCAAGTTCCTTTTTGCCGCCCTTGAATACACGACTCTTCAACGTTTTCCATACTTTCTTGGCGTCTTTCATCGCATTCTTTAATTTATAACCAACTTTATGTTTGTTCTCTTGAAATGTTTTTGAAACGAGTTTTGCCCACTCGTTCATTTTCTATATTATAACTAAAGATTATAAATTATAAAAATATTTTCGGCTAAATACTTGGAGAACTTACGATTGATTTCGTATTCAATAATTTAATCAATAAAAATAAGTTGACCAATATGATAAATATCAAAAATACATGATACAAACAGACAAACCATACATAATAATACATTTCATTATACATCAAATCGACAATGGGTTTCACGATATCTTTTATATGTTTACGCATATCTTCATTTTGAAAAAATTCCATACATGTATTCCGTATATTTTTCATTTCATCTATCTAACCCGTCTATTTTATAAAAATATCTTGAACGAATAGGATAAATATATGCGTAAAAATACTATTAAAGAGAATATTCACTATTATATAAAATGGATTGTATACATGAAGCAAACGATTCCTTCCAAATTGATAAATTACATTTAACAAAACCTACACCCATGAGTGGAGGTAATTATTTTATAAAATTTTTGTTTGACGATATGTCGTTGTATATTCAACCTCCTAAATGTAAATTAAAAGATGGAATTACAAAGGCAGGGAAAAAATTATTTGCGGATTTAGTCTTCAATAATGAAAATGAACAATTTATTCGCTGGATTGAAAATTTAGAAAATTATAGTCAAGACATCATTTATAAGAATAGGGAAGCATGGTTTGACGGAGGATTGGAAAAACACGATATTGAAAATTATTTCACATCTCCTTTGAAAATATATAAATCAGGAAAATATTACACGGTTCGAACAAATGTAGTGAATTTGAAAATCTATGATGATAATGAAGCCGAAATCGAAATGGATAAAGTGAATGAACATATGATTGTAATGACTATCTTAGAATTTCAAGGTATAAAATGTTCTTCTCGTAATTTTCAAATTGAAATTGAAATGAAACAAATGTTAGTGATGAAACCTACCAATATTTTCGAAAAATGTTTATTGAAACCGAAACACAGTGTTCAAAATACCAGTGAAATCGTGGAAACAAATCAAATACACAGTGAAAATATTATGATGAAATTGGAAGAAGATCATACTCGTGCGAGTGAAGAAGATATTCTTCCCGATATTGAAAACGAGAAAGAACCCACTACGATTCCTTTCCACTCTGAAACAAATGATACGACGAATGAAAACGCAATCGAAGAAACTGAAAAACAAACGGAAGAACCAGTGAAACAAGAAGTAGAAGAACCAACGACAAAAGAAATTAAGGAAAGTCAAAAAGAAGAAACAATCGAAAATACGCCAACAAATTTAGTAATAAATCAAACTATATCGAATGGTTTAGAAGAAGTAAATTTCCCCCTTGAAAGTTTGCCCGAGAATGATGTTATACATATCAAAACCTCCAACGAAGTTTATTATGAAATGTATAGAGAAGCTAGACGAAAAGCCAAAATAGCCAGAAATTTAGCGCTTTCTTCTTATTTAGACGCCAAACGTATAAAAAATACATATATGTTGGAAGATATTGATGATAGCGAAGAAAGTGATTTAGACTTAGAAGATTTAGAAAATGAAAATGATGAAAATAATAAAAATGAAAGTGAATAACCGAACATTTTTCATATATTTAGCGAAAATATATATGAAAATTCATAAATATTTTATCAGCCGTTTATATAAAAGGAATGTTTAATAATATTCAAAGTGCTTTGGCCAAGTTTTTCACAAAAGAAAGAGTTTTATTTTTAGTCATTTTTCTTATTTTAGCATGGGGATTATTAAGTTATTCTGGTTTCAAATCTCTTAACTTAGATGGTATGGGAACCGGTACTCCTGAAGTAGCGGCTCAACCTCCTGTTGATCCAACCGTCGTTCCAAAACCACAAGCATCCACGCCTGGATATGCTCTTCAACCAGTCGCTAACCCAAGTGATTTACTACCTGCTGACCAAAACAACCAATGGTCCGCATTGAACCCTAACGCAATGAAGAAGGGTGATGTTTTGATGCCTGATTTATTACAAGCCGGATATCATATCGGTATTGATACCATCGGCCAAACCCTAAGAAACGCAAATCTTCAATTACGTTCTGACCCAATCATCCCAGTTCAAGCCGTCGGCCCATGGAACCAATCCACCATGGAACCTGATTTAGCACGTGTCCCATTAGAAATCGGTCAAGGCCCACAATAAGTAATTTAATGGTAGAAAACCATATATCATAATATTATAATACTATAACATTATGACGATACAAACCTATATATTTCCAAATGGATTTAGAATCATTTATGAAAAACCAAAAAATAATTTATCCATTAGTTCGATTCAACTATTCTGCGATGTCGGTTCGGTTCATGAACATGATTCTATCCGTGGCGCATCCCATTTTATTGAACATATGTGCTTCAAAGGAACGAAAAAATTCCCCAAATCGAAAGATATTTTAATACAATTCGACAATATCGGCGCAGACTTCAACGCATATACGGATAAGCGATTAACATGTTATCACGTGAAATGTAGTGATCCCCATGTGAAAAATAGTATTCAAGTGATTTCGGATATGCTTATGAATTCTACCTTTGTGAAGACCGAATACAACAAGGAATACAAAGTCGTCGTGGAAGAGAACATTAAAAATGAAAATGACCCCGATGTTATTTTGGAAGAGAACTTGGATAAATTATTGTATAAAGGTTCTTCGTATGAATTTGAAATCGATAACTTGCGATATCATAAAAAACGTATCGATTATAACGCAATTATGGAATATTATCATTCTTTTTATATTCCTAATCGGTTTGTTCTCAGTATCAATACCAATATTTCTTTTGATACTATTCGACAAATTGTTTTGAAATCACAATTTATGAAAAAGAAAGCATCCTTCAATGAAGAATTGACCAAGAGAACTATATCCTTCGCAATTGCTCCCCAAACAAAACCACAATATTATTTACATAAAAAAACGGGTATCGTCACAAACTTGATATCCATTGGCTTTCGCACATGTCCGCATTCCTCTAAAGATAAATACGTATTGAATTTATTAAAACAAATCTTGAATGGATTAAGTGGTCGTTTGTCTATGATACTACGTGATGATAATGGATTAACCTATTCATCGCAGTCCGATGCCGATTATTATGAACATTTAGGGGATTTCATTTTAACAGCCGAAACTGACTACAAAAAACTGATAAAAAATGGAAGCGGAAAGGGGGTTCTCCCTCTACTTATAGATTTAATATGTAATCTAAAAAAGAATGGTGTTTCTGATGAAGAATTATCCGTCGCGAAGAATTCGAAACGAGAAACAATGAAATTGAATTTAGAAGATTGTTATAATGCTGCAGATCATAATGGTAAAGAATATTTGATTTATGGGGATAGCGCAAGTATTATTCCTTATGACAAAATTTACGAGACTTGTTATAAAAATATTACGAAAAAGGATATTCATGAAGTTGCGTGTAAATATTTTAAACCCGAATGTATGAGCATTTGTATCGTGGGTGAAACACTACCTTCCCAATCTATGGTGGAAAAAATATGTAATCATATATAATCTTTTTATTTTTTATAATCGTTTCATATATTATATAAGTAATATATGAATCAAAGTGATATTTTAGGATATTTTATTGTCGGCGTTGTTATTGTTGTATGTATTTATGTGTATATAGACAACGCGGATAGTTTTCAATTAAAATGTATTGTATCTACGGTAGATGGAAATAAATATTGCGTTAGAGAACGTGAAAAAGTAAAACAAGCGGCTGATTTATTGGCGAAAATGACCGAAAAATGTAAACAATTGGTCGCATTTGTTGGTAAAAAATATCCCGAACAAGAAAATGTGAAACGATTGGTGGATGGTTTCAATCCTAAAAAAATTATGGAGACATTACCTACCAGTTCTTATACCGCATATAGTGAGAACAAGGGTGAAAAATTGGCGTTTTGTTTAAATAAGAAAAAAGAAGATAACAATCAATTGATTGATGAATCTACTTTATTGTTTGTCGCCATACACGAATTATCACATATTATGACGAAATCAATTGGACATAAAACAGAATTCTGGGCGAATTTCAAATTTTTATTGGAAAACGCCAAAGAGGCTGGAATCCACACCCCCGTCGATTATAAAAAATCTCCACAAGAATATTGCGGAATGAAAATTCACGATAATCCTTATTATGATGCTTAAGTGTATCTCGAATTAAGAGAACTGTTTTACAACCATCGGGTCCATTCCATAAAATGAATACCAAAATACGGTATGATACTCATCACTCAACGAAAATGTGCTATCATCGTCAAATGTTAAGACAATATTACCAAATACGAAATTATCGCTACCATCTATATAAGGATACGTATACGCCATCGTTTTGATAAATCGTTTTTCAATATTTTTTCCTTCATTATCGAGCGCAAAAATGGTACCTGAGGCATCGGTATATATATTTATATCACAATATCCCAATGTATGTAATCGTGCGTTCATATCTGCGATTACATCATCAAATTGTCCATTTGTATATTCATTCAAACTAACATCATTGGTCGTAATCGTTTCACTCAAACTAGGGTCGGTGGTTATTAACATACGAGGTTTTCGTAAAGAGAATGTAATCTGTTTTACATTCGTACATGGATCAAATGAACGTGAAGAAGGCAAGTATCTATGCGTCATAAAATATAGTATATGAATATATTAATTTCTAAAAGAATTAATATCTTCTTAGCAGATTACATTTGTAAAGTTGTATTTACATTACTAATCTCATTTTCGCGCGTATTGATTTATTCGCAGACATCATAACCATTTTATTTATATCATTACCAATTGTTAATTGTGTAGCACGTGTGAATATATGATTAGGTGTTTGCGTAGTAGACGACATAATAGGAATTTGGGAAAATCCATTTGATTTCAAATAATTACAAACATCGCGATATAGAAGTAAAAACGGAACATTGTGTCGGTTCATACGCAATGAAGTAATGAGCGCATTTGTAAAAGCCCCTACATATCGCTGTGAGTCATTATTATACGCGTCCGCACTAGTTTGGTTATCTTTACAACCACTCAACATATATATATTCGGATTTTGAATGACTACATGATTGTTTTTCGTTTTTACATACGCTCCTGTATTTTTATATTCAAATGACCACGGCAAATCACACACGGTTCCACTATTACAACTATCAAACATTAAAATAGATTTACATTTAATGGTTTGAATGATACTCAATAATTCATCATCCAATATAACACCTCGTCGTTGGAAATCACAAGGGACTATCATACTATCATATCCGCCAGCTTCATCGCCAGTTGTATCACGAATTTGAGAACCATGACCACTATAATGAATCCATATTTCAGTGAGACTTCCACTTTGCGAGACTAACGATTTTAATTGGTTGAGAATATTATCACGCGTTGGTTGATACGCGGCTCTTAATTCATCATCTCGTAATAAAGTAATATTCGCTGATTCATAATCATACGCGTCAATTAAAGTATTACGCATATTTACCACGTCGTCAATACATCCATTCAATTGTACGTCAGGTGTGCTCGTATAATTTATACCAATTAATAATGCCTTTTTCATTTTTATATATATGAACAAAAAATATAATACAAAATTTATAATATATTGTATATACGAATGGAAACTCCTAAAATAAGTATACCTTCTGATGAAATATATAAAGTATGTCTCTTAGGAAGTGATTCCAAATTTAAAAGAATTTATGTATTTAACGGAAATAAAGATACAAATCTGAAAGTAAGCGATTTATTTAGCGAAACTGAATTGTTAGACATTGAAACGGAGAACCCCGAAATCGTTTTTTCCGACCAAATAATTCATAAAGACGATACAATAGAAGCTATTAAAATTAAATTGATACACGAGTTAGGCAGTGAAATATCTTACAATGAAATCTATTTATTTATGACCATTTATGAAAAAATTAAATTAATGAATGTATATCTTCAAAATACCAAAAATGAACAAATTCCTTTTGATAAAAATATGTTTGGTCAATTGATTATGAATTTGAATATTTCAAATACAGTAATCGATACAGTGATTACTCCTAAAGAATCATATCACTATGCGGATTTAGTTAAATTAGATATTCATAAAACGAAACAACCGATAAAAGTATCATTGGGACAAAAATTTACGCGCGATTTAAATCTAATGTTCTCCGCCAATCCATTTGATATTTTACATAATGAGGATTATAGATTTGAAAATAATTTTGAAAATCTATTGGTGTCTCTTGAATATTCTTTATTATTGAATTATGGAAATCCCATCAACAATATGATTTATATGTGTTTAGCGGAAGATATTTTTGATTATGCGATTGATAATGGTTTTTCAGAAGAGAACCTGGCCAAATTATATTTTCCTTTGTTGGCCAATATGTCGATTCTAACGAAGCAACAATTGATTGAAAACCATTCCGAAGTATTAGGTATCAATGATAATTTAAAGATAAAACAACGATTAAAAAGCAATGAGATCATCGATTTATTTTATAAAATGTATTATAGTAAAACCAGTGAATTACCATATATGAACAAGGGAATCCAATCCTTTCGCATTGTTATACATCCACATATCAAAACCAGTTTTCCATTAGAAGCCATCTTTAAAAATATTCACGTATCTCAAAAAATGCCTTATATAAAATATAATCCCGGACTTCGCCATGAGAACATTTATCGTTTATATAGTGAACAAATATCTAAAACAGGAAAGAAAATCCCTTATTTATCAAAATCCATCATTATGAATTTATCGAAACAAACCGGTAAATCAAAACAAATTTCATTTTATATCAAAGAAGCAGACAACGAATTTATTATTGATTTCGAACACAATGGAAACATACGTGTGAAATGTGAATTACAATCGATTGTTTCGGTAGATGAAGTGAATACAATGTTAAAAACGCTGATTACACCTATTGTAGATAACATAAATGATTTATTGGAACAAAATGGTTATGTTATCCGCCAGTTTGAAGATATTTATGATTCAAATATTGAAATTGAAGATATGAAATATGTATACAATATTCCAATGAATAACGATAATAAATTGAAATTGACGCATCATAAAGGATGTATCACAAGTATTTTCAATACTACCGGTGAAGATAATATATCGAAAGGTGCGATTTTTATTTATAAACGGGTTGAAAATTTTCAAGAAATGGATGCGATGTCTATGATGATACGCGATGTCTATGATAAAACCGAAAGCGAACGTGAAGTCATTGTTCAATTGATTGATAATTTCAAATTATCGGAAGAGGACGCATATACACAGATGGCCAGATTTTTAAGTCAATACACTAGAATCCATGGTAAATTTGTAAATAAGGAAGTTGATATCGCCGAAACTCCTGGGTTTATTACGAATTTTCATTATCAACCTTTTGAAAATAAATTACGAGTTGAAATTAGCAATATTTCTTCTTTTGCTTATATTCAACCACTCGATATATATATGGATACCATTTTACGTTTATCTTTAGACCCCAAATCCATAACGGTCGATACGAAATATATTAAATCTACTTGCTCGACTACCGTTGAAAAGATTGAACCACAATTAAATACTGTAATCATTCCAAAAGAAATCAAAGTGAAACCGATTCAGTTCGCCAAACAACCTGTACCTGATATTGTAGAAGAAGATGAAGATGATGACGAAGCTATTATATTTGATGATGACGAGGAAGTGGAAAATGATGTAGGGGATAATATTATCGAAAACCCGACCGAAACCGAAATGGTAGAAGAAGACGACGAAGAAGAAACAGAAGAAGACGAATCAAAAGGAGGAAACAAATACAAAGGCGGATTAGGCGAAGAATTGGATGGTAAAATTTTCAATAAAAGTGATCTCCTCTTCAATAAAATGCTTAAAAAGGACAAAAAACTATTTACCATTGAAGAAAAAGACGGGTATACAAGTTATCCTCGCATCTGTCCGTCCAACGCGAATTTACAACCAGTTATTTTAACCGAAGAAGAAAAAGCGAAAATAGACAAAGAGAACCCCGGCTCCTATACACAAGCCATTAAATATGGTAGCGATCCAAATAATCAACACTATTATATTTGTCCTCGCTATTGGTGTTTAGCAACCAATACTAGTATTACAGAAGAAGATGTGAAAGCAGGCAAATGTGGTAAAGTTTTACCACCGGATAGTGAAGGTAAGCCTATTCCACCTGGTCATTATGTATATGAATTCACCGATAAAAAATATCATATTGACTCACATACTGGAAAATACAGAGATCATTATCCTGGATTCAAAAAATCCAAAACACATCCCGATAATTTATGTTTACCATGTTGCTATAATAATTGGGATGCTCCTTCTCGTGTAAAACGTAGAAATGAATGTTTGAACCCAGAAACGTACGTTGCGGATACGAATGAAATACAAAATACATCTTATATTATTGGTGTAGAACGATTTCCTTTACCAAAAGATCGCTATGGGTTTTTACCACCCTCGCTCGAAATATTTTTTAATATTGACCATAATGATGTTATATCGAAACAAAATTCGGCATTGATTAAAGCGGACTCTAGTATATTATTGCGTTATGGTGTAGAATATAGTAAAAATAAATCATTTATTGGTTGTGTTGCCGATATTTATGCGGAACATAAAAGTATCATTGATAAAAAACCCGTGGAAGTTCCTACTATCAAAGACATGATTGGTATTATTGCGAATTCGATTACTTTAGATATGTTTTTAAAATATAACAATGGTTCTCTTCCTTCCATATTCAAAATGAAACAGTCAACCAAATTGAATATTGATGAAATTGAAAAATATAAAGATACGGAATTCTATAAAACGATCAATCAATCCAATGAATCACAAGTCGACTTTTTAGAAGAAACTATCTTATCTTTCCAACAATTCTTGAATTATTTAAATGATGAACACGCATTAGTGGATTATACTTATTTATGGGATTTTATTTCAAACAATAATATCAAATTGTTCGATGGTGGTATCAATCTCATTATCATGAATATATTGAACAATGATATTACTGATAATATGGAAATCATTTGTCCTAGTAATTCATACAATTCGAAATTATATGACCCTCGTAAATACAACGTCTTTATTTTAAAGCGAAACGATATATACGAACCTATTTATTTATATGATACCAAAGACAACGCGAAGACAGTGATCAAATTATTTCATCAAGCAAATAAACAAAAATCGGTGGTTATGAAAAACGTCAAACGAATATTGAATGTTATTCAAAATACTATTGGAAATCAATGTTATCCACGTTTCAGTATGCCGAACGTCTATAGATTCAAACATAATATGTTGGCTTTTAAAATATATGGTATATTGAAAGTTTTCAATTATCTCGTAGAATCTCAAGTCATGAATTACCAAGGTAAAATTATTGGATTAATTACTCGACGAAATGATTCAGATACCCCGTTTTTCGTTCCTTGTTTTCCTTCTGCTGTTATCGAAGATGTGGAAATAGTGTTTATGGACGACGATATATGGATTGATTATCAAAATACTCGCGATGAATTGAATGCGTTATATGAACAAACCAAAAACCATTCCGAACCTATCTATTGTAAACCAATGTTAAAAGTCATTGAAGATAATCTCATAGTAGGCGTATTAACTGAAACAAATCAATTTCTTCAAATTGTTCCTCCTCAAGAAAATATTCAAGACGATGGTATAGATACATTGGAAAGTTCAAATTATTTATTAGCAGATAAAGTATTGACTCGTACCAAAGAACCCGATATTGAACGGGTTGATACTACTAAAAAAATATTATTAGAAAGTCAGTTTTATTTGGCTTTCCGTACCACGATTCGCGGATTGATGAATCAAAATGATAATTCTGAGATTCGAGCGAAAATATTGGACATCATTGATCATTCTACTGAATATTACAAAGACAAATTGAAGAAAATCGAGTATTTCTTGAAAAAAATGTCGGCAAAATCATTCCGTTTCACAGATATCAACCAAGAAATCATTGATGATGTATATGAAATTTCAACCTGTAAAACAAAATGCGAAAAGAAGAGTTATTGTTTAGTGGAAGACGACGAGAACTGCCGTCTTATTTTACCAAAGAATCATTTGATTAGTAATGTAGATAATGAAACAGTTTATTTTGGTAGAATGGCGGATGAATTACTACGGTATAAACGCGTCAAGTTATTTATGTTTGAACCAAAATATTATTTGAATGTTACAAACAGCGAATATAAAATAAGAAATAATGAAGTTATCATGCTACAATCATTATTGACAAACGAATATTTTGATGGATTGATTCAATTTCCACAAAGTGATTATGTTAAAAATATAACATTTGAACAAGCTGTTCCTTCGATCTCTACGAAAAAATATGATAATTTGGTTTCATTGGATAAACAAGATTTTGAAAAGAAAAACATTGATCAATTAGTCGATGAATTAGGCATTCAATGTATTAAAGAAACCGTGGATGTAGTGGGTAATGTCACCACGAGTTATTGGAAAAAATTCTTTCCCAAAAATTGTCGCGAAATCATTTTTCATAATTCTGCACGCTGTAGTTTTTATGTATTGTTATTGATCCTACAAAAAACAACAAACGAATTTTTATCAATTGAACAATTGAAAATAACATTATGGAATGCTTATAAAGAATATATGCCAAACTATCAAACACAAATTGTAGATATATTATTTAAACAAGGAAAACAACTATTCATGGCGAATGTGCGTAAGAAAACAGTTTCCTTTGAAAGTATATTGATGAGCGAAGAATATTTTTTAACTAATTTAGATATATGGATGATTGCTCATAAATATAATTTACCAATTTTGTTATTTTCATCCAAACCGTTCAAACATATGAATGCTGGAATCAATTGGTTACTATTATCAAACGTAGAAACTATAATGTCTAAAAAAATATATTGTATAAGATGTCCTTCTGAAAATGAAGCAAACGCAATTCCGGTATATCATTTGATTACTCCAAGTTTAAATGTATCAGAATTAAACGGATTTGAAGAAATGTTGAAAACATCTGTTTCGGGTGGTGAATATAAACGTAATATTATTAGTTTACCCGATTTTTTGGAACAACTCTAATTTTTAGCAATAATATATATCCATTTATATATATTATAGATGTCTCAGAAAACAATTTCAATATATAGAAAAAAAAGTAAAGAGAATAATAGTACAAAGAAATATAGTACAAAGAAGAATCCCAAACCTGAGTCTAGTATTAAACGAATAACACCTGCTATTTCAGATAAGACTCCCAAACCATTACTTCTTGATGTAGTGAGTAGTTCTCCTGAATTAAAAATACACCCACAAGTCATTGGTAAAGGAAGTTATGGATGCGTTCATAAACCAAGTCTTCGTTGTAAATACACGGCGAAAAAGATTAATTATAAAAATAAGATATCCAAATATATGTTGAAAGAACACGCAAAAACGGAAATGAAAGAATATGGCTCTATTCGCAAAGCTGACCCTAAAAAATATTTATATTTAGGAAAGCCAGAAAAATGTTCTCCAATATTTGAACCTAATAATATAGATGCGATTAAAAAATGTAATTTACCTGGTCCAATATTCTTACAGGATTATTTTATATTAATTATGGAAGACGGTGGGTTGAATCTAGCGGACTTCGCCGAACGATTTTCTAAAAATCCAGTTACTCCCGAAAATAAAAATAAAATAGAATTGTTTTTAATTGAAGCACAACGCATTTTATACGGGTTAACCGTATTTTTAGAAAAAGACCTTGTACATCACGACTTAAAAGCCCAAAATATTGTATATAATGAAGAAAAGAACCGCATTAATTTTATTGATTTTGGATTGATGACTTCAAGAGAGGGATTAATTGAATCGAGTAAAAAATCAAAGAATAGTAGCGCGGATTCACATTGGTCTTATCCGTTTGAAATTAAATATTTGAATAAAAATCGGTTCGTTCGTTTATGTGCGATGTCGAAAGCAGAAAAATTACAGATGGTTCAGAATATTGTACATAGTCTGGATCAAGACTATAGTAATCATTTTAGAAATTTTTTCTATAGTATTATGCCGAATGCGCCGAATGATGCGCGACTTGAAAATATCAAAATTATGTTGAGTGATTATCTAGATTTTTTATTAGAAATCAAAGAAAACCATTACGACGATTTTTTGAATAAATCTATCAATACCATTGATACCTATGGGGTAGGTATAGCTTTTATTACTGTTTTGTCTAAATGTCTTCATTTTTTGGAAGTAGATTTGGTTCGCGAGTTAAATGAAATTTTCGCATTTATGATGTGTAGTCATTTACCTAGTCGCACTGAACCTGCCGAAGTATTATATAAATACGAAGAGGTAATGTCTAGATATGGTTTATTGGAAAAACACAATAAATATTATGATAATCATATTATTAAAGAGGGTAAAGCGAAACCCGATGGCATTGAGAATTTGGTTTCAAAAGTAGACCCTACAAATTTGATTTTATCACCTGATGAAATCGAAAAATTATCCGATAGACCTCCAATGATTTGTCCTAGTGGGGAAGAACAGCATCCAGTTGAACGTCGTTGTATTAAAAAATGTAAAGATGGTAAAGTTCGCAATGAAAAATTCCGTTGCGTCAAGAATAAAACCATGAGAAAACTATCAAAGTAAATTCTATGTAGTCAGCCATTTTATTGAATAAAGTCGCGTCATTCACATATTTATTTCATTGATTATCCTCTGAACCCTTTCTTGAAACCTTTGGGAACAATCTGTTGTTGACTTTTTGTTCCCGTGCGTCATGGTTTTATTCTTTTTCTATGACCAAATTCTTGCTGATTTTTTGATATATTATCATTATTATGTGAATAATTTTTATTGTATTTGTTATTTGTATTTTCACTGGTTTTTTCATCCACTTCATCAAAAAAATCGGCTAAACAAGCCCGCCGATAAAATGTTTGTGTCGGTATTGTATATTCTGCGATGCTTATATGCGCCTCTTCCGACATAATAAATAAATAACGTATATATTATTTAACTTATTTACACTTTTTAATAATTTATTATTTATATTCATAATAAATTATTTATGTATTGGTGTTCTAAAATCCCATGTCATAACCATCATCGTTATTACAATCACCAATATCTTCGGATTTGATTGCCGATAAGTTATTTTTGATTTCGATTTTGTTTTTAGCACACGAATCTCCCTTGTCTTCTAGATTTCCAAACAACTTTTCTATTTCTTGTTTTTCATCAGTAGTATTTACTTCTACATCATCCATATTTTCTATTTCTTTCATATCTAATACTAGATTGAAACAACCTGTACCAAAATAACCGTGTTGACCCATCATAACACTTGCCGATACACCACGCATATGATCAAAATCCGCGTGTCTAGATGCTTTTAATAATACCTCTGTATGAACTTCAAATGTCGATTTTGAAATTGGACCAATATCATCATTCAAAATACCTGAACGGAAAATAGATACCATTCCTTTATTTGAAGTCATTCGATCGCATAATAAACTTAAATGATGATAGTTGATATTTACATCACTAAATTCCATTACTTCGGTAAATTCATTGAATACGATTTGACGTGCTGCTTCAATACCTAATACATTGAATATTTCTTTAATATCATTACCATATGTTCGTGTATAATCAATGAAATCTAAAGATAATACTTCTAATAAATTTGTGCCGGTTGTATCTAATATCCATACATCTTTACGACTATATTTTCCTTCATCTTTCACGATATAATTTTGTAATTTTCGAGGAATAACATTATCAATTCCTTTCAATCCACGTAATACAATATTATTTACCACTGATTCTTGGAAATTACGTAATAAATATATTTCATCAGATTGGTCTAATGTATCGGGTGCGGTGGATTTCTTATTTTTTTTATTCAATGCGTTTCCGTTCAATCGAATACGAAAGACTAAATTGGATGAATTGTAATCAGAATACACACAGGATATTTCTCCATCATAACTATTACTTATCGCAAAATGAATATCATCCATTGTAATATTTTTATCTAATAATGCTTCCGCATCGATTTCCATACGAACTATCCATTTTGATTTTTGCGTTTCATTTTCTACATTTACCTCCATACATTCTTCTACCATTTTTTCAAATTCGTAATATTGTTCCATTAATATACGGTCTTCGATAATATTGCTCGCGTTATCATTTGGATCAAAACATATTTGGATTGATTTGATTACATCTATTAATTTTGTATGTTCCAACATATTTGCGTATTTGGTCGCTTTATCCTGTTCTTCTTCTTCTAATGGTTTCAAATGAACAGTTAAAGAAGGATTTTTTGGATTTTCAGTTAAACGCAAGATTTCCTCTATTCTAGGGACACCACGTGTGACATTTGATTTGGACGCTACACCTGACAAATGGAAAGTGTTCAGAGTTAATTGTGTCGTTGGTTCACCAATGGATTGACCCGCAATAACACCTACCATTTCACCTGGATGAACGATGGCTTGCTTGTATTTCAACAATACATTTTCTAAGAGTAAAATCAAACCTTTGCGATGGAAACGCTTATTACATAATAAATCTTTTGGAGTTAAATAGTAATAATATAATACATGGAACAATGAGGTAGGTTGAACAAATCTTAACATATTTAATTTTTCATAATATTCTTCAATCAATTCAAATGCTTCGAATGGTGTAATATCTACGATAGAATTGGAATTTAATCCCAATTGCCCTTGAAGATTCGCAATCAAATTTTGAAAAGCAACTGGAATTTTAATTGAATTTTCATTTTTATATTTAAACACGCCTTTTACTATATCATTACGCGCTTTAATCATTTTATCAATATAAGTTTGAATTTTTGCTTTTGTTTCCTTGCGTTGCTTACCTAGACGCGTTGCTGTTCCTTTGGAATATACATGAATTGTTTCGGTTGTTTCATCATTTACTCCAATAATATCGTAATGCATATATACATCTTCTATACTCATACCCACTAGCGGCATGATTTGATTTTCTACACGAGTCGAATCAAATCCATCATCGCCATAGGCAAATTGTATAATCTTACCTTTATTGTTTCTAACGGTCATATCGTATTCTACTTTCAAATCTTCTAGACCTTTAATCAATCTTCTTTGGATATAACCAGTTTGTGATGTCTTTACCGCAGTATCAATCAAACCGATACGACCACCCATAGCGTGAAAGAATAATTCAGGGGCGGTTAAACCGGAAATATATGAATTTTCAATGAAACCACGCGCGTTTGGTGAATCATCAAATTTACTGAAATGTGGTAATGTGCGACTATCAAAACCATATTGAATTCGCTTTCCATCTACGTTTTGTTGACCTAAACAAGAAATCATTTGTGAAATATTAATCAAACTACCTTTTGAACCCGATTCAACAATCATCAAGAAACGATTGTCTTTACTTAACGATTTACGACCGATTTTACCTGATTGTTCAGTCGCTTTATTTAATATGTTATTCACACTTTGTTCAAATTCCGCTAAGTTTGTATTCGCAGTAGGATTTTCGAAAATACCCAAATGAACTTTTTCAATTAATGATTGGACTTCTTGTTTTTGTGATGTTATGACTTGAATAATACTATCTTGTGTTTTCTTATTCGCAATTAAATCACTAATACCTACACTGAATGAACTGGATTTCATATATTCAGTGACAATATTTTGTAAATCATCTATGAAATTCGCTGCCGCCATATTTCCATAATCATTACAAACGCGATGAATAATTCCTTTGGTGGTCGATGCTAAGACTGATTTTTCTAACTGACCACGGATATACTTACCATTTCTTATTTCTAATACATTGTTGGATGTTTCATATTCTTCATTTTCTTCAAATAATTTTGTTTTATATTTCATTGTTAGTGGTGATAATATTTGGGATAATATATCAAAATTTGTTATTTTATTTCCTTTTTCACGTAATGCTTCTGTATTTACACTATTATACATCATTAATAAGTTCATTGCTTCTCTTGGCGTAAAATTTATATTTGGCCTTGAAAATCTATATGAACCTAATAATGAATCCTGATATATACCTATGATTGGCGCATTTACTGCTGGACTAATCATTTGGTATGGTGTTGCCGCCAAATGTCTTAATTCTGTTTCTGCTAAGACATTCTGCGGCATGTGCATATTCATTTCATCTCCGTCAAACTTCGCAGCATATATACTTTGGAAAATTATTACATTTTACAATAATAATTTCTTCGAGCTAAATATACTACACCCTCTATGTTTCCAAAGAGGAAGGCCTGTACCTTAAGCAAACTCAGGATGGCTAATCCTTCATCGTTCACCAACACCTCAGCAGTCTCTGAGTGCCTATCATATCCTACCATAGCGGACTTAGACAGTAGCACTGCGGATTACCCAATCCTTCACATTATTACCATTGGGTTCGGCTATTAACCGAGTTCCTCACAAATGTTTCCATTCGTGAGTGGTAGTGAAGGCTCTAAGGGACTTCCCGCATCAAGGTGTTTCGCAAATAAATCAATAAATTCTTGAGGCAATTCTATATTATTTTCGGTATGATACTTTTTTAATTTTTCTAAATGTTGTTCAATTTGTGGTTTTATAATTTTACAATTTTTTGATAAATTTTCTTTTACAGATAACGGCATAGTATTTCTCCAATTAAACGCAATCATTTGTTCTGCTTCATTTTCAAGATTAAATTTAGATAATGGAATAACATGGTCTATATGCCATTCTTTTCCGTGATTATCAATATTATATTTTTCATTAATAGTTAAAATCCACTTTAAATATTCTTCTGTAGAAGCACCTAAATATTTGATTGTGTGCTTATTTTTTTTACATGAACATTTTTTATTTAAAGTAGTCCAGATTGTGCGCCTTATATTTCTAGTGAATTTATTTATTGGTTCATCGCGTTCACAATCTTTACATCTTAATCTATTGATACGAAATCTTTCAGTTGGTTTAATAACAGAACAAACACTACATTTTTTATTATTTTCACCTATTGTTTCCAATTTAATTTGTCTTCGTTCAAGAACCTTATTATGTTTGAAGTCACTCGCAGATTTTATCAATTTCAAACGTAGTTCCTCATTTGTTTGATATTTATTTCTGCGTTGTTTATTGTGGCATTCCTTACATATTGGTCTATTGCGCATAAAATTAATTATTGGTTTGCTTTCGTTACAATAGTTGCATAATTTATTAACTGGATTTTCAATATCTATTACTGCTGCGTTATATATTTCTTTTTTTCTCGCATTTACGCACATTTTACATAAATTGCGATTTTTTATAAATTTATCAAATTCTTTTGTTTCCCCACATTTTGAACAACATTTTTCATTTAACGGTTTAGTATCTCCTACCATCTTATATTATACACATATATTTCTTTATATTGTTTTAATATTTTAGGCCTTAAGTATTGATTTATTCACTAGGGAGTAGCACGCTTTTAACGCTCCCTGTTGCGGACATTGACGTAATTTTTTATCCGCATTGTATGGTTTTGTGCACGCGACATTCATTCTAAATGTATCGCCTTTTTTCATTACTTTCACGATATGGCACATCATACTCATTCTATGTAAAGACGGTTGACGATTAAATAACACGGCATCACCATCCATCATATGTCGATGAACGATATCGCCATTTTCTAATCGCATAGAACCACGGTCCACATATCTTAATGAAATATTTTCGCCATTCTTTTTTTCTAATATTTTCGCGCCTGGATATACATCCGGACCATTTTGTATTAATTTTGTTAAGAAATCGCGATTTCGGTCATTCACAACAATGGGTTTCGTAATATTTTTCGCTATTTTCATAGGAACACCTAATTGACGAATCGACAAATTAGGGTCTCCTGTAATGACTGAACGAGCACTAAAATCTACACGTTTACCCATTAAATTGCCTCTGATACGACCATTTTTTGAATTCAAACGACCCATAATACATTGTAATGGTCTTCCTGAACGTTGCGCCATCGGATTCGCTCCTTTCACTTTATTATTCACAATCATCGCTATGAAATATTGTAAAAAGGTAGTCATTCCTTCAATAACATTCGGGGATGTATTTGGATTATTTAATTTTTCCATCAAATCGCGATTTGTTTTTATTATATTGCTGTAAATATGTGTTAAATCATCTTCACTACGTTGTTGCGCATCGTGTTTTACTGATGGACGAACCGCAGGTGGCGGAACTGGTAAAACTTGACATACCATCCATTCTGGACGAGACCATGTTGGACTAAATCCCATAAATGAAATGTCGTCGTCGGATATGCGTTTGAATATTTTTAATACCAATTCAGGAGTTAAACGCATGTTGATTCGTTTACTTTCCGGGTCTTCTTCCGTTTCTGTTATATTTTCCCAAATCGCATATAACGTCGCCATTCCTTCTAATTTTATTTTATCAGGCTGTTTACATCCACAACCATCATCAATACTTTCACCACAACGTTTGACTTTGCTTGATAATTTACAGACATAATCCCAACGGTCTTCTGAATTCATTGTTAAAATATGTTTATGAAGATTTTTATTGATTAATAATTTACTGCATTTGAAACATACACATCTACTTATTTTCATGATTTCTTTTATATGTTGTATAAAGAATACTGGTCTAGCCAGTTCAATATGACCAAAATACCCTGGTGTATCAATATAGGTTAACCCATCCGTTGGACAAATCAAACCTGGTTCTAATACTCCCATACGAGGGTCAAACAAACCACCCACCACCGGTTTATTACCAATATAAGTATCACGTGAAGTAATTTCTACAACTGAATTTTTACGAATTTCTTCAGGAGATAACATACTAAACTGAACACCAATAATTTTCGATGGGGGCTTGAAGTCGACCATTTTATTTCTTTTCGACGACATATTACTATAGCCTAATATATATAATAAGAGAATTATTTATGTTATTTTATTTATAATATATTAAATTCAATTTTTCTAACGCGTTATATTACTAAATCATTTTGCTAATAAAATTGAAGGAAGTTCTACAATTTTATTAATAAATTATATAAATTACACAAAAATGCGCTCAACCGACCAATTTAACCACGATAAACATTATTTATCCAACTTATTAAATAATTATACCTATTTGTTGCTTTTTCCCAAAACGTTATGTATTGATTTGAAACAATATGGTAATATAACTTCCCGTTTATCCAGACATATGAATGAATACAATTTATATTTATTATTATTACGAAAATACCATAAAGATATAAAAAAATTAAAACGATTTGGATATATTTTCAATACCTATAATCATTGGGAACGATGTATTCGACTCGCAATTCACTGGTTTTTGAAAACAAAACATAAATTACTATCGGTATTTGATAAATTAACTGCGAAAGAGAATATATTATTGAAACAATATAATGTTTACCTGCATAACTTAGTTCATTATATGGATATTCAAAAAATGTCTACGGAATATCTAATCCCCCAAAACGATGAAGTGTACAAAATAGATTATCTTGCGGTGGTTGAGTTATTACCAAAATGTCTAGAAACAAATCAATTATATAGATTAGACACTTCAGATATTGTTGCGCCTGTACGCCAAAACCGATATTATTAAACCTTCGCATATTTACACCATTAAAAACAAAATCATAATCTCACAAGAGAAAAGGAAGGGGTCGGTAGGGGAAACTACGTTTCCCTACCTACTAAAAAATTGAATTACTTTTTATGATATTGTAAATATATACACCAAAAACTACCAATATCTAGAACTAAAACTTACGAAAATGATTACCCAAAAAGAATGCCCTATTTGTATGGAAATCATTGATTTCAATAAAAACTGTGTTACTACTGAATGTGGACATTGTTTCCATACAAATTGTTTGATGACTTCTGTAGCCCATAATGGGTTTGGATGCCCTTATTGCCGAACGGCAATGGCTGAAAAAATAAAGGATGAACAGGAAGAAGAGGATGATGATGATGAAACTGATAGCGATTACGAAGAAGAAGATATGTTTAATGACGACTCACTTCGTGGTTTCCGTTTCTTTATGAATAATATTCATGGAGAGACCCATGAACAACAAGACCTAGAAGAAGAGGATCAAGACATTAGAGAGCGCATACGCAACGCACCACCCAGACCATCTGCCGAATTTATTGTCGATAAACTTTTAGACGATATTACAGTGGAGGATTTGGTAAAAGTTCTTCTTTTGGAACACGAAGAGTATGATGATTCTCAAGAAGAGTTATCTCTTATAGAAAGAAGTGTTTTTGAAAAAATGCGCGCTATTATTAGCAATTTTAATCCTGGAGAAGGACTTCCTAGAGTTAATAATTTAATGAGTATGATAAATGATAGAACGGAATGTATTCCTTATGATGCAATGTGGATTGTACCCGAACAACCATTGGAATACATGATTTAATAGTATAAAAATAAAATACAACAAGATATAATTTATTATTGTAAATAACAAATAAAAAAGTGAGGCTACCATATTTTGGATACCAATATCTTTTTTAACGAATTTTTTACCAATAAACACAAAATCATAATCATCATAATCATTACAATTTCACAACCTATTTCACAAAGCTTTTCACAAACTATTTCACAAACCATTTCACAAAGCTTTTCACAAACTATTTCACAAACTATTTCACAAACCATTTCACAAAGCTTTTCACAAGAGAAAAGGAAGGGGTCGTAGGGGAAACCTTGGTTTCCCTACTAAAAATTGAATTGTCTATTTCACCATTTTACAAAATAAACAACCAAAAATAATATCAAAAACCTCCAACAATGAACTTATTCATCTTATCATTAAATTTTCAAGAATGTGCCGAATGCATGTTTGATAAACACGTTTCCAAAATTTTATTAGAAGCGGTTCAAATGTTATGTACCACAATACAAGTTATCGACCCAGACAATGAAATACAAAATGAAATTAAATTATACAAAATCGCACATAAAAATCACCCTGTTACTATTTGGATGCGAACATCCTTAGAAAATTATATGTGGACATTGGATTTAGTGGAAGCCATGCACAATGAATGGAAATACCGATATGACCATCCTTCGGATAAACAACATAAATCATATATTGTCGCTACTTATTTACGTAAATACGCACCCACCGCCGATAAATTTCCACAAAAAGGATTAACACCATTCGCGTTGGCTATGCCAGTGGAATGTAAATCCCTCGATGCGATTGAATCGTATCGCAAATATTATCAAACACCTGATAAACAAAAAATCGCTTCGTGGAAAAAACGCGAAAAGCCAATTTGGTATAACAAATAAAAATTTCTTAAAATTCTCATAAAATTGAGTTATTTTTTTATGAATGTTTAAAATGAATCAACTTAAACATATCTTAGTAAACTTAACTTATAACACACAACTTGAAAGATGCCTATCAAATTCACCAGCAAGAACGATAAGAAAAACGCTGATAAAAAGAAAAATCTAAAAAAAAATAAAGACAGTGATGATAGTGATAACGAAATGGATTATGAGGAAGAGACCCTTTCCGAAGAGGATTCCGAAACAACGGATTCTAGTTATCAACCACCACAAAAATCAAATAAACACAAAAAAAATAAAAAAATTATCGAATCAGACAGTGAAGATGATGACGAAGAATCCTTAGGCAGTGAAGATACTGAAACGGATGACGACGACGAAGATGATGAAGGTTCTGAAGAAGACGATGATGAAGAAGAAGTCGTATTAAGCAAATCTAAATTGTTAGAAGTCGTATCAAATATGTTTCCTTCAAAATATTTCAAAGAAAAATTAAAATTACAAAAACAAAAAGAAAAAGAAGAAAAATCGAAAAAGTCTAAAAAAGCAGACAAATCGAAGAAGTCTTCCAAGAAATCCAAAAAGTCTCGTAAAGAAGAAAGCGAAAGCGAAGAATCAAACGACGAAGAATATTATAGTGATGATGAAGACGATAGTGAGTATGATTCGGAAGACGCCGAAGAAGACGATAAAAAAATAGATATTGTTTTCACGATTGGCGGCGGCAATAATGATGAATATTATGAAGCGTTTGAAGATGAATATAATGACGATGGCGATGACGTGGATTGTGATAGTGATGATGAAAAAACGTTTATGAAGGAAAATTACGAAGCCGTTGAAAATCCAACCAAAAAAGATAAAAAATCAGACAAGAAAAAATCTAAAAAACATAATAAATCCGAAAATAGTTCTGAAGATAAAAAGGAACAGGAGATGACTGATATCGAACAAGAATACTTGGATTTGGTTGAAACTAAAAAATCATTAACCACTCAATTGAAAAAGAAACCTAAGAGTAAAATTTTAATTAATGCGATTAACGATTGTGATAAATCAATCAAAAAAATGGTAAAGAAAGCTCGTATCAAGAACGCCAAACATTATCATAAATTAATTCACGACGATAATAAAAATACCAATGAAGTTGATTATTTCAAGAAAAAATTATCGAACAAAGAGCAATTGAAAATTATGAAGGATTTGAAAGAAATTAATAAACATGTGAATATTGAAAAGCCTTACCGATTATCTTTATTGGAAAGTAAAATGCCTGCGAAATTCAAAGCCATCGCATTACAAAAATTAAACGTATTGAAGTCTATGGAACCAGGTGAATCTGAATACTATAAAATCAAAAACTGGGTCGATACATTTATGAAAATACCATTCGGCATCAATAAAAATTTATCGATTACGATGAATGACGGATTAGATGCGTGTAATGAATTTATGACCAATGCGAAAAAGACATTAGATAATTGTGTCTATGGTTTAAATGACGCAAAATTACAAATTATGCAGCTAGTTGGCCAATGGGTTGCGAATCCTGGCTCATTGGGTTCCGCGATCGCGATTAAAGGTCCTCCAGGAACAGGTAAGACTTCCCTGGTGAAGGAAGGTATCAGTAAAATATTAGGTAGAGAATTTGCGTTTATTGCGCTCGGTGGAACTGGCGATAGTAGTTTCTTAGAAGGTCATTGTTATACTTATGAAGGTAGTTCTTGGGGTAAAATTGTTCAAATCTTAATTGATAGTAAATGTATGAATCCTGTTATCTACTTTGATGAATTAGATAAAATCAGTGATACTCCAAGAGGCGAAGAAATTGTCGGTATTTTGACTCACTTGATTGATAGTTCGCAAAATACACAATTCCATGACAAATATTTCTCCGACATTGATTTCGATTTGAGTAAATGTTTATTCATATTCAGTTATAATGATGAGAGCCGTGTAAATCCTATTTTGAGAGACAGAATGTATCGTATTCAAACCAAAGGTTATGACGCAAAAGAAAAGCTTATTATCGCACGTGATTATTTATTGACGAAAATACGCGAACAAGTCAATTTCAGTAGTGAAGATGTTATTATTCCTGACGATACGATTACCTATATTGCTTCGAATAAATCATTGACTCAAGATGAAGCAGGTGTTCGTAATTTAAAAAGATGTTTGGAAATTATACATACGAAATTGAATTTGTTCCGATTAGTAAAACCTGACGCCAAATTATTTGATAAAGAAATGGATTTGGAAGTGAAATTCCCAATGACTGTAACCAGAAAAGTAGTAGATATATTAATAAAGAATGAAGAATATCAAAGTCAAAGTATGTTGGCTATGTATTGTTAGATTATAGATTTATTTTGTAAAGAAAAAGTATAAATAAAGACTTTTTTCATTGTTGATACAATTTGTAATTATATAACTACAAATTGTATTTGTTTATTACTCCATGTATGGTGTAGCAATTATTTTATTCGTAATTTTTTATATATGGATATAAATTATATAATATTTGTATTATATGCCTAAAAACGACTGTTATTATTCAGATGACGAAAGTTCTCGTAGTTGTGAGAATAAAAAAAAGAATGATTCCTGTAAGACTACTTCTTGTAAATATGAAAAAAAACCTCGCGATGAAAAGAATGTAAAAAAATGTCGTGATGGGAAAGACGGCAAGAATGGATTAGATGGTAAAGATGGAAAAGACGGTGAAAACGGCAAAGATGGTAAATGTGGTCGCGATGGTAAAGATGGTCGTGATGGTAAAGATGGCGAAAACGGCAAGGACGGCGAAGATGGTCGCGACGGTCGTGATGGTAAGGACGGTAAAGATGGAAAAGACGGGGAGGACGGGTCTAATGGTGAAGATGGTCGTGATGGACGCAATGGTAAAGACGGACGTGATGGAAAAGACGGTGAAGACGGTCAAGATGGACGTGATGGTAAAGACGGTGAAGATGGTCAAGATGGTTGTGATGGCGAAGATGGACGTGATGGTAAAGACGGTGAAGATGGTTGTGATGGAAAAGACGGGTGTGATGGTCGTGATGGAAAAGACGGTTGCTCTGGTCCTCGTGGTCATACAGGTCCGCGCGGTTGCCCTGGTGAAACTGGCTGTTCAGGCCCAAAGGGTGATACGGGTTCTCACGGTTGCCCTGGTCCCAAGGGAGATACTGGTTGTCTAGGTCATACTGGTGCTACTGGTCCCAAGGGAGATACTGGTTGTCCAGGTCATACGGGTGCTACTGGCCCAAAGGGAGATACTGGTTCTCCTGGTGATAAAGGTGATACCGGCGAATCCGGGCCAAAAGGTGATACGGGCGCTACTGGTCCTAAAGGAGATGCCGGTATTACCGGTGCTAAAGGTGATGCTGGTGCGACTGGTCCAAAAGGTGATACTGGCGAATCCGGTTCTAAAGGTGATACGGGTGCGACTGGTCAGAAAGGAGATAAAGGTGATACTGGCGAAACTGGTCCGAAAGGAGATAAAGGCGATACAGGTGCGGCAGGACCAACAGGCCCTTCGTTTACTCCAAATTTCGCTGATTTCTATGGATTAATGAGCGGCAAACCAGGGGAAGTGAATGATAATCCGGATGATATCGAACCAGGCGAATCTATTCATTTTCCTAATCCTGCTACAAATCCTTATGGTACTATACAACGATTATCTGGAACAAGTCCAACCGAATTTTTATTACCCGCAAATAGTGTATTTGAAATAACTTTCCAAGTGACTATTCAAAATACAGGCGAATTAGTCATTGTATTGAATGGTATTGAACAATTAATGACCATTGTTGGTAAATCAGGAGGTGGACAAGTGGTTGGTATGTCTATTGTTTCCACACCTGATGGAGTTTCATCCGTGTTGTCCATAAACAATCCTTCATCCGCAACCTCCGGCGGATTAAAAGTAGATGCAGCGACTGGTGCTTTAACAGAACCATTATCATGTCATCTAATCATTAAACAAATAAAATAAATCTTTATT